GCTATGACTTATTTGAAGATGCTACAGCAGAGACAGATGCTGAAGAAAATAATGTGAAGCCTCACAATACTAAGATGGCTGTTGAAAAAAGATTTGAAGAGTTTGCAAATCACATGGAGGTAACTAAAAATAAAAAGTTTACCTATGAATTACATAAAGGTAATGTCCGAGATACTCTGAAATCTAATTATGTAGATGAAGTTGATCTTGCATTTATCGGTAGTGGTAACAGTGAACAAACAGTACGACATGAATATGATCGTCTAAAGAATGTTCCCATTGTAATCATGGATCACTTCTTTACAAAAGAACGTGGGGACGAGGACAGCCCTGATCCAGATGCTATTCTTATACCTGATGAAAGGCATCAAGGAATTAAGAAAGTCTTTGACTCCGTACCTACAAAAAAGGTACATGCAGAGAAAACTACAGATGATGGCTGGACAGAGTTTGATGAGAATGTTCCTACTCGTAAGTATGTCCTGCCCTCTACTGATAAAGTTCTGCCAGCAGGGCATACACACCTTGCTATTTTGCTACATGACGAGACTTTGGAAGAGGTGCCGGAAGACTTGAAGCGTGTGCCAATAGTGGTACATCCAAGAGATTCAGTATCAAAAGAATATATTGCCAACAACATTAAGTCTAATCTAAAAGAAATAGACAGTGATAGGTGGGTAAAGAAGCATCCACCTCATAAAGAAGTTGGCGTGGTTGTTTCAGGTGGTCCTTACCTTGATTATAAAGAATTGAAAAAGTTTATCAAGGACAACCCCGGATGTAAAGTACTTACAGTTAAACATGCCCTTCCCGGTTTGATGAAAAACAATATTATACCGTGGGCATGTATTGTTCTTGATCCTCGACCAATCACTAAGAAAAGCACTCACAATATTGTACGTAAAGACTTGTTCAAAGATTTACATAAAGATACTAATTTCTTTGTAGCTTCCATGACTGATCCATCAGTGACTGAACATCTTAAAGAACGTGATGTTAGACTGTGGGGATGGCACGCCTTCACTGATTCACTAAGAATAGAAGAAGAGCAGGGAGATCAGATAAAGAACCAGCAAGTTAAGCTGAACGAAGAGCTTGGTATCCCGCAGGGAGCAACGCTTATTACTGGTGGTACATGTGCTGCGATGAGAGCTATCGGTCTGTTACATACGATGGGCTTCAGAGACTTACACTTGTTTGGATTTGACTGCTGCCGTGATGAGCCTTCTGACGAAGAGAAGACCGAAACCACTGGTGATCTTGAGGGTGGCGAGACTCCTAAACCTAAATATATACAAGTTAATGTTAAAGATCAAACTTATTGGACAACAGGTGAACTACTAGCTATGGCACAGGATTGTGAAAAAGTATTTAGCGATGCCGGTCTTGACGGTGTTCTCTGCTTTCACGGTGAAAATACTATGGTAGCTGATCTCTGGAAGATCAAAGAAGAACAAGATGCTAGAATTAAATTTAAAGGATACTACGATGTCTGATATTAGTATAGATAATATTAACAGTAGACATAATCCATCAGATGATTATATCAATCTTGTTAAGATGTACGTGGAGAAGCACGATCAGGGAGAGGGTATGTTCAATGGACGAAGCCTTCTTAAATTTGTAGACCTTATTAAACTATATTTGAAAAACAACGACTGTAAGTCTGTGCTTGACTATGGTTGTGGTAAGGGAGTGCTGTACACTGATAAGTTCTCAGAGATTACTGATGAGATTGACTGTCCTCTTCCTGAGTATTGGGAGTTGGATGAGTATGAACTCTTTGATCCCGGCTATAAAAAACACAGTAAGCTTCCCATACACAAAAAGGATGCTGTTATCTGTACAGATGTTCTTGAACATGTTGCAGAAGAAGACTTGGGCTGGGTAGTAGAAGAAATATTTTCCTATGCAAAGAAGATTGTGTTTCTAAATGTAGCTTGCTTTGAAGCTCTAAAGGTTCTGCCTGATGGAAGGAATGCTCACATCTCTGTGTTCTCTCCTAATGATTGGATACAGATGTTAGCAGAAAAAAGTAGAAAGTTTAAACATCTAAAAATTTATCTCTTTGCTGATACAATGGAGAATCAAGATACTAAAACTTTTTATACTGAAGGCTACAGGATAGATCAGTATCCCCGTGTTGTTAAACTTAAAAAAGAGGAGGAACAATAATGTTAGGTATTGCAGAATCAGTTATCGGTGTCGCCGGTAAAGTACTTGATAAGTTTGTAGAAGACAAAGACTTGAAGACTAAGTTAACGGCTGAACTTAATCAGCAGTTAGTATCACTGGACCTTGCTCAAGCACAGGCAAACATTGAACAAGCGAAACATCCCTCTATCTTTGTCAGTGGAGCAAGACCAGCTATCATGTGGGTGTGCTGCTTTGCTCTGGCATGGCAGTTTATTTTTGCACCTGTTCTGTCTTGGGTTATTGTCACTTGGTATCCTATGATAACACTCCCTGTGTTAGAGACTAATGAATTGATCAGTCTGATCATGGCACTTCTTGGGCTTGGCGGTATGCGTACAGCAGAGAAGTGGAAGGGTGTTGCCAGAAGTAATATGAAATAATGTTAAACGAAAAACAAGAAAACTTTGCCAAGGCTTACGTCTTACATCGTAATGCAACAGAAGCTGCCAAAGCCGCAGGATATTCAGACAAGTCAGCAGCTAATCAAGGTTATCGTTTACTACAAAATCAAGAAGTATTAGAGCGCATTGAAGATCTTGAGAAAGAACTTGAAACTAATATTAATGTTGTTGAAGAAATAGAAAATCAATATACCTTTGCAAAAGCAAACGGACATACCAACAGTGCTATTAAAGCTTTAGAACTTCTGTCTCGTATTCGAGGCGGTTCTGATGATGATCATATTAAAATTGATCAGGAAGGATTAAAGACAGAGATTGCAAAAAATATAGATATTCTTGGTGAAGAAGAATTTTTACAAATTTTAAATCAAACTACTCTATTTAAAGACGTTATCCAAGAAGAAGAGGAAGAATACGAAAAAAATACTGACTTAGAAGAGGCTACAGTAGCCAACTAGATACCTTCTGGTAGGGTACTATATAAAAAAGGGAGCTACGAATGTAGCCCCCCTTGTAGCTCGTTACAGAGGATTTAACTTATTTACCTCTTCTTTCGTTGGGAACAGGCGGATGTGATCCATTATGCATAGCATATAGTCTGTCACAATCTTTTTGTAGTCTTTCAACATGCGTAACAATCTCTGCCAGTTGCATATGATCTCTTCTAAGATTTTCAGGACTTGCCATTTTAGCTAGGATGTTAATCCTTTGTTCCTGAGTTTCATTAGAAGTGATTAACTTATCACTACGAGCATCCATCTTACGAAGACGTTGTTCAACATCATCCAGCTTTTCCACTAGCTGTCTAATCTGCATCTTGGCTACAGCACTGGCTCCTGCTACACTGAATAAGATACCAGCAATAGTTACGACCAGACGTATGTCGATTCCACCTTCCATACTAACCTCCGTATTATACGTTAGCGGGGCCAACAATTATAGCTGTTAGTATTACTGCTATAAAAAATATAATAAATGGATGATATGTCATTATTTAATTCTATTCATTAGTGCTTCTTCAAGTTTAGGAAGAAGACGTATACCACAATACCCAACAATGAATGCTAAACCAATTGCAACCTGATGATTAAACTTAAAGTATCCCATAGCTGCTGGAATTAGAAATTCTGCTGCGATCCAACCCACAAGAACTGCAACTAAAATATCTTTAATAGCACCTAAGTTCCATTTCTTTTGTGTTAATATATTTGCTACACCGCCACATCCCGAAGCGAAGATACAGCATAGCTTTCCACCGAATGTCATTATTGCCCATTCCATAGTTTAGCCTCCTCAATAATGTTAAGTTTTACTTATAGCTCCAAAGCCACGGACGAGGATGGTGATCCCCATCTTCCATTGTATCAAGGTGCAGGAAGCGGCGTTCATACATGCCACGTTGAGACACACCTATACCCTTGAACTCATGTATGATAGCAAGACGTAGTAGTTTGAAAGCTTCGTGACCACCAATTACAATATCAGCAGCCCTGCCATAGATATGTGCAGAGTTAGGTGAACCACCTATTGTAGTATTATATGCTATGTCCCTGTAGCCTGAAGATATGATCATTGGATTGTCATAGTCTCTTCTTAAACGAATAAGCTTTTCCATAAACTCTTCGTCCATGTAGCACTCTCCAGTACCCTTGCAACGCATCTCATCTTCAGTAAAATGTTCCCAGTTAGTCATTGTTACTCCTGTACTTATTCTTTTAGATCTTCTTTGTTTAAATCAGCATACTTCCACATATTATGAAGGCTTCTTAAATCTTTAACGACATCTTGAAAGGGACGTTGAAACTCGCTCCCAAAGTAATGCCCATCAGCATAAGCAATTCTTAATTTTTTAATAAACTCTTCGGACAATTCTTCAGGCATAAACTTATCTTTATTTATGTTTGAGATTTGTTTTAAGGATAAACTACCCCGAATTGGTTTACTTCTTATAATAGCTTGAAGTTGCTTCTGAGGTAATACCCTAGAATAAAGTCTAATTAACTTTGCAATGCCCTGTTGAGCTACAAACTGTTCTTCAAACAATTCGTTATATTCTTTAAGCATATCTTTTGAATCATAAGGCAAAGATGGATCACCAACTTTAGCAAGCACCTCTCTTTTAGTATCTGTTATATCTTTCAAGACATTTTTTTGTAGATTACGAGAGACATATGCAAATGTTTTTATTGGGTCCCATTCTTTTTCTCCTGAAGCAATTCCAAAAGTAGCAAGGACCGGACCATACTTTGTATTAACATTATGACGTGCTAAAAAAGAACTAAGATCTGCGGAATCTTTAAATCTTTTTCTTTGTTCACCATAATATAAAGGTCTGAAAGATCTTTCCATATCTGCTGTAAATGTAGAATGAGAGAATGCTCCGACATCCGCTGCTACTTCTGCGGTAGATTTTAAGGCTCCCGGAACCATTGTCTTTGCAATTTTAGTTAAGATTTTAGCTTGTTCTTCATCTGTGGGAGCTTTTGCATAGTCATAAAAGTAACCCGCAACATCTGAAGCAAGAGAAGGTTCCATAAAACTACTAAGATAATTCCATACTGCTCTTGGAAATATTTCAGTTATAGCTTCTGTAGGATCTTCTCCTCTTGCAGCAGAGGCAAGATAAGGTGTAATGATATCAAGTACCGCAGCATCTGTATTAGAATAACTAAGATCACTATAGAAATACTTTCCATTCTTTCCTTTACGTACTGCAAGAGCATGGTCTTTTTGCCAAGGCATCAAACCTTCACGGATAGCATCTGCTGCTTCGGAAGTACCTTCTATTTGATTATAAGTATAAGCCATGGCAGCAGGTGCAGCGGCATAACCACTCTGTGCTAATATTCTTTTTGCTCCAGCCTTTACCATAGCCATGTTGCCTTTTTCAAAACCTTCTCTTATTTCTGCACCGGCTGTCTTAAAGAGATAAAATTTATTACGTAAGTTCTCTGCTGGAAAAGCTGCAAAGTTACCAGCGATAGGAACGCCACGCATTTTTTCAATAATTTTAGGAATCCTGCTATAAATAGGAACAAGATCTAAGGTTTTACCTGCTGCTATTTCATAATTTAAATTATCATCAAACTCTTTAAGTAACTTGTTTTGACTAGGTGATAATTCTATATTCCTTGCTTTGTTATCTAATAGTATTCTAATGTTTTCCATCTGTTTAGAATTAAAAAATTCTTTTGCAAAGGAATTATTAACATACTCATTACGTAAAGCCATCTTATCAACTTCACCCATTTCGTTCCAAATTCTTTTCTGTGTCATGGTTTCTCCAAACCACGTACCCAGTTTTCCAATATCATCAGTCATGCTATAAAGTTTAACTAAAAAATTATCTAGTTTAGTATTATCAAGAGCACCAAGCACCTGACCACTGGCAATACGGTGGGCAAGTTCCTTGCCAGTAACTTTTAAACCTACTTGTTTTTTTCCAACTCGATTTAATATTTGATTTAATTCAATCTGACTTCCTTTTAAACCAAGACGTTGAGCCATCTCAACTAACATTTTTTGTTCTTCTTTGGAAGCTGTTGTATAGAATTTAGCTAGGTGATAAAAACCAGAAATGTTACCAGAGTTAATCATATAACCACCAGCACCTAAAGCATTACGTACTTCAGCAACAGGGTTATAAACAGTCTTACCTTTTTTCAAATATCCCTGCATTTGAGAAAAGAAATTTAATCCATATCTTAAAAACTTTTGACCACCATCAACAGAATTACCTAATATATCTTCATTACTAAGCATTTCTTTATAGCGTTTAGCAAAGTCTTTTCTAATGTAATACCGTTGTGTGTTGATATCTGTAGGTAAAATTTTACCAGTAATATTATCTACTAAGTAACTTACAGGATTACCTTCGTTATCTCTCTTAATTATTTTCTGATTATTCTCATCTAAGATAAACCTTTTATTAGCATCTGTTTCATAAACGTATCTTTTTATTCCTCTAGATCCTTCAAGATTAACTCCTAAATTAGCAGGTTCTACTACACCTGAATCTAAGCCAAGATCTCTAGCTATTTGTTCAGGAACAAACTCACTTCTTTGTGGTAGTTGTATATCTCCACCAAGTTCTTCTGTAACATAACGCCCCGGAATATTAAAAAGAGCGTCAGGATCTTCTATTACATCTACATCCAGACGATTACCATAATTATCAAAAACAGGTTCAGGAGATGGCTCTCTAGGATCAACTATTTTTTTAACTTCTCCATTTAAAGGAACCATCTCTTCGCCATTAGCTAGTAAACGTGCACCTTCAGCACTGTTTGCTGAGACAATTAAAGGATTTTCAGCAGTGCTTCTGGCTTGTAAGTTTTCCTTTAATGTTCCAGCCATTCTGACATCTTTAATAGTATTAATCATATCTCCTACTGTTTCAGCCATACGTAAAGCAGGACTAAAGTTACGTCCCCATATTTGGTCTAAAACAGGATCTATATTTTTTTTCCTATACGTTATACCAAACTTAGCTTGCTGGTTTAGTTTAGGATCATATTCTTTTTTTATTTCTGAAAGTAATATTTTATCTACTTTCGCCTCGTCTAACTTACCATTTGTTAGAACCTCTTTATTATAATTTCTTTTATTATTAATATCTCTAGGAGTTTGGGAATTAAGTATACGTAATTTAATTAGCATAGAATCGTCTGGTACTACTGCTCCTTCGTTAGTCCTGTAAGAATCAAAGGCTAACTTTTTATAATCCCCAAAGATATTAGAATTTTCAGGACGAGCCATAAACTTATCAAAGTCTTCCCGAAGAGTATAGAATTTTTCATGTACATCTCGCAGGTAGCTATCATTACCTTCAAAAATTTCTTTAAATTTATTACTTAGATAAGGAGTCTCTCCAACATCTTTTTGTAAAAACTTTACATCATTTCTAAAAGTTTCCATAGTATGCTCAACGTCAGGATTTATTTCTTTAAATTTTAAGTATAAAGAATTTTTAGCTTTAAGTTCTTTTAAACCTTTTTCAAGTACAGGGATAGCTTGAGAATTTGTACCAGACCTAGCTTCTTCTATTCTAGCAAGTCTTAAAGCATCTTCTGCATCAGCTATTGCCCTAAGAGCATCTTCAGACTTTCCTTCTATAATATCGTTTGTTATATTTCTTGCTGTAAGTTCATCAACTTCTTTAGCAAAGTTTGCTTCCGCTGCTAAAATTACTTGAGAATTCTGTTGTGTTCTATCATATACATTAGTATATCTTTCATCATTAAGTTCCATAAGACGTTGGGCTTGTCTATCTTGAGAAGCCGGTGGCAGGAAATTTCTTTTAAGCCATTCTTTTCCCCATCTTCCAGATTCTGTAGAGGAGACAGCAGCATTGACACCTTTTCCAATAGTAGCACCTGCCATATTTAAAGCAACACCTGCAACAGGACTTAGAGTACCTTCAAGAAGACCTTGTAAAGCTATTGCTGAATAATCATAGTCTCCTTCTTTGCGACGACCTATATCCATATCAGTTTCTTGGCTTAAAGCAGCTTGAGTAACACCACCTGAACCAGCAATAGTACCTTCCAAAGCTAATGCTTTTAAAACAGGCTTACTAACAGAAGCTTTTAACTTAGCTTTTAACATTTGCTTAACGCCTTGTTTAGCAACTTCTTTAGCACCCAAGACACCATAGGCACCAGCACCCCCAGCAGGAAGTGTAGCTGCTCCAGCAAGAACAGATAGTAAATTAGTAGGATCTAAGAGGCCATAGTAACCATAATCAAGTATAGCTTTACCAGCAGGAGCGCCACCACTTTCATAAAAGTCTGGCATTTGATCTAGTTTATCTACTGCTCTTCTATAATACTTTTTAGTTTCATCTTGTGCTTTTTTAATATCAGACCCTTGGCTGTAAGTAGAAAAAACATTAACATCAAAGGCTCTACGTTTTTCTATAAAAGTATCAAGAATATCTTTCGGCTTTGTAGAAACAGATTCTCCAACGTCTTTAAGAAACCAGTAAGCATCAGCTATAAAATCATCATCTTGCTGCAAACCCTCATATGTAACTTGTTCAGCCATTTATTTATCCTATCTCCTTTGCTTCTTTAGTTCTGTTATGTTCGTCTTCTAGGCTCTGGGTTCATCGCCTGTCCAGCACTTTGAGTTATTCTCATTATCTCTTTAACATGGTTAGGAACAAGTCTTAATTGTTCAGGATCCTCTTCAAAGGCTGTCTCTAACATATCAGTGATTGCTTCTTTGTTGGATTTTCCTTCAGCTTGAAGAATTGCAGCTTTTTCTAATATCTTTGCTTGCTCGTTATTTAATTTGTTTCTCTCTATATACATATCAAAGCGAGCTTTGTTACTAGCACTCAAAGCTTTAGATATAGCCGCCTTTGCAGTTAGACCTTTTAGTCTTAGCTCTTCTGCATCGCTCTTTGCCTTAATAAGAGCAGTTAAGGCTGCTACATCCCCATCGGCAGCCGCTATTGCAATCTTAGCATTAAGATCATCTATAGTATCTCCAACCGCTGCCTGACGGTCTGCTTCTGCCTGTCTACTTGCAGCCATTTGGGTAGTTGTCTTACCAAAAGCAGATCCAATGTTTGATTCAGGATCTAAAATATTTTGAGAAAAACGACCTAATGTTTGAACTAGATCACTGATGCGAGCTTGTTCTTTTCTTTCTGCATTTCTTTCTGATTTACTCTTTTTTGCACCTTCTAAAGCAGATTTTCTATCCGCTGCCTGTTTAATAATTAAATCATATAACTTCTGGGCATCTGATACAGTAGGCTCTGGTGGCCTTACACTTGAGCCTTTAGGTAAAGTTCCATACATATCCGCTTCGCCCATACCAGCAGAACCTGCTTGAATCCTATCATCTTTTAAGTTAAAGCCTGTGGGTGAGTTAGGATCACGCCTTAAACCGGGATTAAGAACTTCTGCTGTTCTTATTGCTTCTAATGCTGGAATATCTTCGATATTTATACCACTATCAGGAGATCCCGGCTCTATTTCATTTGAAAACTGTTTCTCTAAAGGAAGAGATACAGAAGCTTGTGCAGGATTAGCTCCAAGACCTATTGCTCGAATTGCATCTGATAACGTAATTTTTCCACCTACTCTTTCTGATATTTGTTCTCTAGTAGGAAGTCCACTAGGCATTCTTTGCCCTGAAACACCGCCTGAAAAAGCTCTAGTTACAGGCAGTCCTGCAAGACCACCGCCAGCAAGACGCCTTACTTGACCGCCAGCAGCCTTTGATTTTGGGCTAGTACCAGTAGGAGTATAGGCACTACCAAAACCACCGGGACTAAATCCACCAAAGGAACCATATAAAGAACCAAGTCCTGAAGCAGTACTTAAAAACTGTTGCATTCCCGTTGGCTGTCTAGTACTTGTAGTTACAATCTCATTTTTAAGATTTGGAAAACCTTGAATAGTACTTTGATATCTTTGTAGCTGCTCTTCAGGAAATCTTCTTTCTTCAAGAAAGTCTTTATAATTTTCATCTAAACTTGTCTGTACTCTTGCACGTTCATCTTCTCCAATAGCTGTTAAACCAGCTAACTCTTTAGCTTGAGTACCATACTCTTGTGCAGCTAGTGCAGGAAAACGCTCTGCTGTCATACCCTCTCTTCTTTTTTGAGCTTCAAAAGCTGCCCGACCAGCATCAAAAGCTGCGGCACTTCCTTTTGTCTGGATGTCCGAAAGATTCTGCATAAAAGCTTCTCCCAAGCTCCCTACTTGTACACCTGCTCTAGTACCAAGTCCAGACATTCCTCCAGCGTCTGAAGCAAATTTTTCAAACTTGGGCATAACCCTTCTTGAAAAATCTTCTTCTGCTTTTCGTAAAGCTACATCAGTCACTGCCTGTTGATAAGGATTCAGATATTCTTGGGCAGTATCGGCAGTAAACTTTTCAGTCTGCAAACCATACAGACGCCTAGCTTCATCATAGTCAGCTTGTTGACTTCCTACTAAACCTCGTATACCTTCTCTTGCGGTAAGCTCGTCTTGCGTAAGATCAGCTACTGTTTGTCCTTGATAAGGTTGATATCCTGCTTCTATTCTTGAATCATGAAGAGCTTGACTTTTTTCTAAAAGATCTTTATAAAAAGGAGCTATCTCTGCTGAAAGACCTTCTTCAGTAATAACAGTACCAGTAGGAGCAACTCTTGGAGCAGACTCGCCTATGCCCAGAACAGATGAAAAAATACTAGCCATATCATTAACCTCTCAAATTACTATTAATTGTTCGAAAGCCATCTAATTCTTTTTGTTGATTAGGAGTACCATAGGCTTCCATTCTCACTTGTTTACTAAAACGATCCATATCATCAGCCCCTGCATCAGGATTACCATTACCAAGAATAGCCATTACATCAGCAGGAACTACATATTCTTTTGGACTTACAGCAAGCAAACCTTCAACAGGACCACCAGCTTCTCTTATTGCATAATATTGATCATCTTCCATACCATCACTTCTTCCGGGGACACGACCTTCAAAATCTAGACCAGCTAAACCACCACTTTTACTCCTTTTAGTATATGTAAACTTAGGAAGTTGTCTTCTTCTAGGTTGTCTTCCTCTACTCACATTAAATATTGCTTCTTGAGTTCGTTGCGGCTGCCTTGGGTCATAGTCTAAAGGATCGTCAGGATCACGGGCTACGGAAGCCAATTTCTGACTGTTAAAGCCTGAATAGGGATCAATAGCCTTTTTAGTTTCTGGTTTATCATCTGTTTCAGTACCTGTTTCAGATGTCAAACCTTCAACTAGTAGAGCATCTGCTCCTCGTTTTTTTAAGTTGTCTAATGTAAATTGATTTTCTGCTGCGGTTATCAAACGGGAACCAAAGTCATCACCCGGTGTACGTCCAAAATCTGGATCGCTCTTTTGTGGGAAAAAGTTACGAGGCCCCTCGTTTCTTAAATAGCTCATTCCTGCCGGAATTACTCCTTGTGCAACATTTTTTGCTATGTTTGTTTTTTTACCTGTTATCTTATCCATAAGAATTGATGTAAGGAAGCCAGCACCAGCACCGATCCCTAGTCCAGCACCAGCATCTATAGCCACATTAGCTGCAAACGACGGTATAACATTTCCTAACACACTTGCGATACCTCCAAAACTTCGATTAGAAACAGGAAGAGAAACAAGTCCTCCTTGATTCATATACATTGTTGTTGGAGGAGGCTGCATAGCCATAGGCTGCATAGCCATAGGCTGTGCAGGTGCTTCTTGCATTTGCATAGCTTCTAAAGTATCACCCCTTTGAAAAGTATCTTGAAAATCTAATAAGTCTTGTACTTTATTAGATGATTCTAAAGGTTTAGGTCTGATCATTCTTTTTCCCCGGTGTTAGATAATTAGATGGAACTTTATAGGTATTTACATAACTATCATAAGCTTGTTGTATTTTTTTTATTGGCTCTAGTTTTTGCTGGGCAGTATACATATTAGGTGGAATAACTAATCCTTGATTAATTGCACTTATGAAAGTAATCCCCGGATCATTAATAAGTTTAATTTGATCATTAAGTTTATCTAGTTGAGATTTTGCCATGATGTTTCCGATCCAAGACTGACATAGCCTTTAAATTTACCTGTACTTGCTGAGTATGCAATATCACCTTTTTGCGGTCTTCCTATATCTGTAATAGTCACAACTGTATATATATTTGTAGATGGTGTTGTATCTACTTGTATATCTCTGCTAGTCAACTCATTAATTAAAATAGCTCCCCATCTTTGAATATCATTATACATCTTTTGCATGTCTTTCTGAGACATATTATAAGGGAGTGTGGGATATCTTGCCATTATCTTTGACCATCCCCCTGATATCCTATTCGAAGTGATCCCCATCGCCAACTAGCATTATTAGATCCACAAGACACCCTCACCTTTGCTTGGCGGCCTCTGATTCTAAAGTCAACTTTTTGAGTAGCTTCTGTAATCTTAAATTCTTTTGTTATAGCTTCCGAACTTTCTGGATATTGTTTCGTAGTAAATTTCATTTTAATTTCACCGCCAGATAAAGCATAGTCTGGAATTACCTTATCCATAAACATAATATCATTACCATCTGCAATATCAAAATCACCAGACTCAATAAAAGATATTAATGTTTCGCCACTTCCTGTAAAGACATCTTTAGGTTCGTTGTTATAAATATTATTACCGGCTGCTGTGACACCTGTAGTAATAGTATTTCCAAATACTTCCTTATCTGTGAAAGTTGTAAAGATCATTTCACCATAGACCCAGTAATCATCCACAGGATTATAAATGACATACTTATTACATTCTGTATTAGCTTCCGAAGGATATAACCAGATAATTTCATTAAACTCAGAATTAATACCTGTATATACTTTATCGTAGTAGTCACGATTAATATCATCAAAAATATATCTACGAACAGTAGCACCTAAAGTTTCAACTTGACCTGTAAATCTATAAAAATTACCAAATCCCATCCAGTAAGAAACACCATTAAAATCAATACCAGCATGAGGACCAACCATGCCACAGTTTGTACCCGCCTGATTAAATCTAAATGTAAAAGGTGGTCCCGCATATTCCATTAACCAAAGAGCATTATCAGTCCAAATATTAATTGCATTCTTAGCACGCAGACCCCCTACAATTTTTGTACCATCTGTGAGAACAACTTCACCAGCCGTGGTATTTAAAGAAGGAACCCAATTACTACGATTATCTTGATCAGACCATCTAACGAGCATAGGATCAAAAACTCCGCTTACAGTAGCTGTAGCTGAATAGGAGTTCACGCCTAAAGCTATAAGATGTCTATCATTTGGAGATACGACAATAGAATTAACACTAATAGGAGAAGTCGTAATAGATGTAGCTCTTGTTGGTATTGTGGAAGCATCACTATCATAGTAAAATATATTACCACCCCGGCGATTAGCCACAATATCCTCACCCCAGTTGTCCAGACTCCACTGAGTAATATCAAATACAATGCCAGATGATCCCGCAGATGCTGGTTGATTCCATGCTCTTGTTTGGGAGGCACATACAGTTGCTTGATACTTAGCAGCACCATAGCCTAGACCAGCCGCTGCAACAGAATAGCCGGTTGGAATATAATATTTAAATGTTGCTGATCCTGCATCACTGCCCGTAGCGTTAGCAGCATCGGTAACTGATATAGTAAATACATTAGCACTTTCCACAGAGATAACAGGATATGTATTTCCCTGCAAACTTACAGCATTAAAAGCTGCTGAAGATGTAAACAATACATAATCACCTACAGCCCTGCCATGTCCAGCAGCAGAACAACAAACTCTTGTACTTCCAGATGATGTACCAAAAACATTAGCAAGAGTAACTGCTGTCGTTATTGGAGTAATATCATATAGCTGATCTCCATTATGTTCATATAGTTTATCTGGTGTACCAAAGATTGCTCTTTTTATATTGTCTGTATCTGCCCATGCAATTAAAGCTCTGGCTGAACCATCAAAAGTTGCATTTAAAGCTCTTGTTTCGTAACCACGCATATTCTCTGGACGCCCTGCACGGAAGCGTACATAGTTACCACTAAACCAACGCTGTCCTTCCGCATATTGCGTAGTTTCTCTATGGAAGCCTTGCTGAAATTCAAACTTTGCTAGTTTTGTCATCTGAATATATTCCTACTTAAACTAATCTAGACGTTGCTATCTTCGTAACCTGAATTAATATCTAGTAATTCAAGTGCTTTATTATGAGGCCGTCCTCTGTAGATATAAGTTTTAGGATTTGCTTTTGAACGCCATTTTCCATAACTACCATACTTAGCAAAAATTGAGTCAAGTTCGGCACCGCTTAAATCAGTACGTTTCTCTATGACGCTTTCATAAAGACAAGACATACAACGATATGATATGTCATTTGGATCGTGACGAGGGTTACACTTACTGGGAATAAGTTTTACTAATTCAGAAGGCATTTTCTCCCACTGCTCAAAACGACCCATCAGATCAGCAGCAATCATATTATAATTAAAATCTTTGCCTTGAGCAATAGGTATTAACTCACGACTACCTGAAAAATAGTTATCTACACCAGCAGTTTCAAAAAGATATCTTAGTCTTTCATGGTTATCAGTTGCTGTGTTTTCCAAGCTTATACCTATAACAATACCATCTGGTTTTTTGTCATCAATCAATTTTTTGTATCCATGATATCGGGGTTTTATCATACCTATATCTAATGTATTACTAAAACCAACTCTTATACTTTCTTGTTTTGGAATATAATTAACCGGCCATTGAATCTTTTCAAACTCAAAGTTTCGGATATTATCTTTTAGCCAGACAACAACAGATTCTTCATTATTAGGAGTATCAGACCACTGTTCTTCAGCACAGATTGCAGTTATCTCATGATCAGTATCAGATAACCAACGCCATAATGCATATGTTGAATTAACACCGGCTGAAAAAGGAATAAGAATTTTCATTTAACCGACCGTTCCTAAAAATGTTCCTGTGGTTGAGATAGTTAGCCCATTCTTTCTGACAGCATACCCGGCAGCACCGCCAGCACCAGCAGGAAAATTTATACAATCCGCAGACCCAGAGCCGGGATTACTACCGTCAGCGCCCGCTTCTCCCAAACCACCTGCCGCTCCTGCGCTTCCTATGTATGTTGGAGTGGAACAAGACCCCGGACCTTTGCCGCCGCCACCATAAAAAGTCGAACGGCTTGCACCACCGCCGCCTCCACCGCCGCCTCCACCCCATGTTCCATTATTTATAATAGACCACGTTGAACCGCTGGCGGTAAATTCAGCATAAAACGCATCACCACCTACCGCACCATCCGCTCCCGCAGAACCAACATCTCCTGTATATCCAGAAACAGTTCCATTATTTGTTATCGTAACAATTGAATTAGCAGGAAAATTACCTGAACTAATTGCATTAGTTGTTGTTCCAGATAATGTTATTCCGCTATTAATAATAATATTTAATATACCACCGGCACTAGCATCAAAGCCAACAGCCACAGCATCCGACAGGAGATTAACATTAGTAGCGTCTGCTGAATATGTTAGTGTAGCTTCTTGAAGAAACCAGAATGAAGAAAACATCGTCATTAAGAAAAAGCTTTCTGAACTGCTCCAAGAAGTATGTTATCAGCACTCTGTACAAAGTATGGGACTACATCGACAGCATCAGCAGCCGTACTCAAAGTAATACCAGCACCTGACGCTGTTTTATATTGTGATCCAAGTGTTAGTGTTCTGGAACCAGTACCGTCTTGAATAAATGTAATTACACCTGCCTGACCAACTTGTTCTGTTGTGGGGTTGGCAAGCGTTAGATTTCCGGTAAGTGTCAGTATAAAATTTTGATTAGCAGCAAAATCAAGTGTCACGCTTCCTGTATTAGATGTATCAGTATCTGTGGTGGCAAGAAAAGTACCTGTAACTTGAGCACCTGTGTTTGTTGTTGCAAGTTTTACTGCATTATCATAATAAATACCAACAGCACCGTCTTCAGTAGCGTTAATCATGGTTTCGGTTGCGGCTGCATTAGAAATAATAACATTAGAACCAGCCACATACAAACTACCAGTACCAGTTTCCTGAACATAACTATGTGATCCAGTATGATAAACTTGAAGATCGCTGCCTGTGCCAAAATTAGCTTTGGCATTATCAACAAACATAGCAGAAGTAGATACTGTTAAAACACTTGTAATAATACTGTTAAAAATATTACTTGTAACTGGTAGGACAGTTGTACCATTAGTAACATAAAGAGCAGTACTTCCCTGCTCAAGCGTAGAACCAGAATTACCAGCAACTTTCAATACTACAGAATCTGTACTATCATTATATGATACAGAATTTCTAACTATATAAGATTTAGAGTTGTTAGGAACAAGGACAACAATATCATCGTGAGTGCCGCCAACTGTGCCTTTAAATTCAAGAATAGCAGAACGAGATTGATCGCCAGCACCCTGAACATTAGTTAAAGTTACAGTTGCAGCACTACCAAGTGATACAGTAGTGTACCCAGCAATAGCATCATCAACAAGACTGATAACTCCATCATTAAGAATAGCTCCCCAACTGTTTGGGTTCTCTCCATCTGCTTGCTTTGTCAGACGGAGATTAGTTGTATATGTGCTTGCCATTAACTTGCCTTTCCTTTTTCTTTATTTTTCTCTCTACACTCAGACTTAAATATTGTTGCAGATGGTACTTGTTTAATTATATTTTCAACATGTTCTTTATATACTTGACATGCTTCTAAGTTATTAAAACTACCTGTAATAGATCTTTCTATGACACCCTGATTAGAAGACAACACTAAGATTCCTATTACAGATAAGTAATAAAACATATTATCTATATTTTCCTATAAGTTTTTATTCATGGGTGCTTTTCAAAGTCTCAACGATTAATTTGCCATTATTATCCGCCCATTCAGATTCGATCATTTTAGCGTCTTTCCGTTCGCCAATAACCATCCAGCTAACCGTATCAGTGCAAGCATTATCCTGCGCCGTGATGGTGAGCACGTTGCCGGAAACAGAACCTTTCAGAGCGGTCCAGCCGTCTTCGTTCGAAGTGAAGCACTGCACGTCACCGCAAAGAACCTCGAAAGTGCCGTCAGTCATGCCCGCCGCAGTATCAATGTTTACGTCCACTGTCCCGGCCACTAGATCGACACGGCCCCGGTAAATCAGGTCAGCTTGCGGACCTTCGATACTGCTGTGCAGCAGATAGTGCGTATCTGTCTTCGCTGGCAGCGGGTGGTCAATTCTAAAAGTCTTCGTGCCAGCAGTGAAAGTGCCAGCCACGTTGACTGTCCCGGCGGCGGCAATTGTCATGCGGCTGGTGTCGCCTTGCGTGCGGAAATACATAATCCCATCGGTATCTACAACATCAAAAAACATGGATTTTCCACCCGTCGCACCAAGCTGAATAACTCCCATGTTGGTGCCGGAATTTCTGAAACGTACAACGCTTCCCGCATTAGTGCCTGTTGAATTAAGATTCATGTTCACAGTACCGGCTTCAACATCAACTGTACTTGCAAAGTGTGCTGCTCCTCCTACTGATAATGTAGAAGCAAGTGATACTGCTCCTGCCACAGTAAGCGTACTGTTAAGATCAACTGCACCCTCCAGTGATGTTGCTCCTGCAACTCTAAGTGTACCTCCAAGAACAGTATTACCACTTACCGAAACATCATCTTCAAACTCTGCCTTGCCTGTGGTTATAAGTGTACCACCAATAGAAGTATTACCAGCTATATTTACCGCACCTGATACTGATACTGCATCTTCAAAGATTGCTGCACCAGCTACTGTAACTGTGGATGCAAAGTGTGCTGCTCCTCCTACTGAAAGAGTTGATGCTAGTGATACCGCACCAGCTACTGTTACAGTACTTCCAAAGTTTGCTGCACCTCCTACACTAAGAGTAGATGCAAGAGATACTGCACCACCTATCGTTACAGTTCCGCCTATATTAACATTACCTGATACCGATACACTATCTTTAAACGTACCGGCACCTACTACAGTAACTGTGCTTGCTAGATTTGTTGCTCCTCCTACACTAAGAGTAGATGCAAGAGATACTGCACCTGTAACACTGAGTGTACCACCAATAGAAGTATTACCGCCAACGGCTAAGTTACCACTGACAGATACATCTCCATCATAAGTAATTCCTCCAGCAGCAAAGAGTGTTCCACCAACTGAAACATTGCCACCGACATCCAGATTACCGCTTACAGACACGCTGTCTTCAAAAATGGCTTTCCCGGCCACTGTGACGGTACTGGCAAGATGGGTAGCCCCACCTACCGAGAGAGTAGAGTTAAGGCTCACAGCTCCTGCTATGGTCACTGTAGAGGCAAAGTTTGCTGCACCTCCCACACTAAGGGTTGATGCAAGGCTGACTGCCCCACCTACAGTTACTGTACCACCAAGATTTGTATTACCACTTACTGATACGTCATCATCAAATGTGGCGGCTCCTGTGGTCATCAGAGTTCCACCTACTGAGGTGTTACCTGCTATATCCACATTGCCTGATACTGATACACTGTCTTCAAATATTGCAGCCCCTGCTACCGTTACAGTACCACCTACAAATAAGTTACCACCTATCGTAGCATTATTTACAGAAATGTTGCCTTCTATTGATGCAGTAATTCCAGTAAGATTAGAACCATCACCATAATATGCACTTGCACATACTCTTGCATTTGATGCCTGAATATTTGTACCAGCAATAGTTACTGTGCTTGCAAAATTAGCTGCTCCACCTACACTAAGGCTGGATGCCAGACTTACTGCGCCACCTACTGTAACTGTGCCGCCAAGATTAGTATTGCCGCTTACACTTACATCATCTTTAAATGTTGCTGCACCAACAACATTGAAAGTACCGCTTACTGATACATTACCACCAGCATTTATATAACCTGATACAGAGATGTTTGTGGCAATACCAAGTTCAGCTTCCACATTTGTAAGATTAGAACCATCACCATAATAGTATGCAGCCGTTACATTACCAACTACATTTATATTTCCGCTTACTGATACATCATCAGCAAAGTTTGCAATGCCTCCTACACAAACAGAAGAAGCAATATCCAAACGTCCGCTAACTGATACATCATTATCAAACTCCGCTTTGGAGGTAAAGGTAGCTGCACCAGCCACTGCAAATGTACCACCAACAGTTACATTATTTTTTAGGGCTGCTACATTCTCTACTGTAACTGTAGATTTAAAAGTAGCTGCACCAACAGCAGTTACTGTACTTTGTAGTTGTGTTGCACCTGACACAGTTACCGTACTGGCAAACTGTGCGGCCCCACCAACTGATAAAGTAGACTGTAGGTGTGCAGCACCAGCAACTGTGGCTGTACCGCCTACATAGAGATTACCGCCTACTGTGGCATTGCTTACTGATATATTACCAGCAATCGTTGCAGTTACACCACTAAGGTTTGAACCATCGCCATAAAAAGAACTTGCACATACTTTATCATCTACATGAAGACTTCCATCCAAAGATACAGCACCACCGACACCCAACGCACCAGTGATCTGTACTGCATTAGTAGCTACCTTCAGAGCAGTGTTAGTTCCATCACCTGTCTGCACCGCTTTCAGGGAAGTATTTACACCAGTATTGCTAGTTGAAGAACTAACAAGTATAATCTGTTTATATGTATTTGATATTAGTTGACTTGTTAAATCGCTCATATTAGATTCCAATACTTATCTGTTGATCCCCATGCGGTACTGGCCTGACTCCATGTAATATTACGTCCACCTGTATCAGGACGAGGATTAAGAATAGCTGGATTATCTCTCACATCAGGCACATGATTTTGAGGATGGTTCTCCAAGTCAAACTGTCCTTCAAAATCTTGTGGGCATACCAACATCCCATAACTGTTCATTTTCATAATACGATGTGGATATACAAACCCACACGTATCGCACATAGCTAGTGCATTTTTAGTACTTGCCATTAAACATACCGAAGTCTTGGTGTAACTTTCATCACTGCTGTTTCTCTATTCGCTAGTAAAGCTCTGGAAAGTTTTTCTTCATAAATAGATTTTAACATTTGAATTCTTGGCATATCTATACCGGGTCTTTTTACTGCCATATTATAAGCAAGACCGCAGGTTAAACACGGTAGAAAACTTTTATGTACATCAGCATTTTGTATTGCAGATTTATCTACATCTTGTAACTCACTGACAATTTCCATTTTAAGAACATCTGTAGAATTATCAGGTAAAGGCCAAACAGATAATGTAGGATTATTTACTCCTCTACGAAGAGAATACTGGCTTGGTCTTCCTGTTTGTTTTTTATTAGGAATAAGCAAATACTCTTCAGGGGTAATGCGAGTTAATTGAAGATCTGTATTATCTCTATTTAAAACAACTTCAAGTGCATCTATAGTCGATGAATCTAAAGAATAAGATGTAGTACTTGCAACAACTGTAACTGAAGAGACAGAAGTACTCCAAAGAAGTACACCCATATTCTGCCAATCTTTAAGCATAAGATTTATAGAACGACGAGCAGACGCAGGTTCATGACCAAGGGTCTGTTCTCCCCCAATCATTTCTATTGCTTCTTGTATAACCTCATCTATATCAAGGTTAAAATCATATGTACCTGATACTGCCATTATTCCATATCCACCGTAGAGTCACCCCATGCAGAATGTTTACAAGATTCACACCTACATTCACAACTTTCTTTGTCACAATGACAACAACAATTACACTCTTGACATTTTATTATATTACTCATGTCCTATACCTTTTTGTTTTAGCTGCTATTTTTTTTGGCTGCTTCACGAACTGCTTCCCGGCAGCAGTCCCTTTTCTCTTTGCTTTGGTGGTCGCTGCATATTCCTTTGACGACAGGGACTTGATTGCTTTTTCCGGTAGATAACGCTCTCCGGTTTTGCTGGAGGGTTTGCCTGACTTCGTGCGCCATTTTTGTTTGCTCCACTTTGAAAGTTTATTAGTAGACTTTTTCTTACCGCTGTATGATCCACCAGAATCTTTGTAATACTTAACAGCAAGCTGCATAGCTCTGGCAGAGTGCTTACCACCCATTTTACGCTTTGCTCTGGCCTTTGCCGCTGCCCATTTTTTAGGGTCACGTTTAGTAGCTGTGCCGCCTTTCTTACGTAGAATCATTATCGACCTACTTTTTTCATGGCTTTCTTATGAGCAGCCCCAAAAGTTTTTCCTTTTCTCATTGCCGTTTTCATACTAGACATGTGTTTTTTAGTATGATGTTTAGAATGTTTTTTAAGTGTAGTCTTTTGTCTATTTGTAAGTTTTTTAGGTGCCATTAACATCTCCATCTTTTACGAGCTTGTCTTAGTCTGCTATTAGGATTCTTAGCGGCCTTTGGAAACTTCTTCATTTGTCCAGCAGACCTTGCACAGTACGACTTACGTCTTGCTGCACGTTTGCCTGTAGGTTTCTTTTCAGTTACCGCAGTCTTTAGTTTAGAGCCGGGATTCTGCCTACGATATTTAGCCACACCCTTCTTAGTCATGCCAGCACCAGACTTGGTAGGACGCTTCATGCCCCTGCCAATAGTCATGCCCTTCATGTTACTGGGCTTTCTTTTTTTCTTTACTGCCATAACTATTCCTATGGTTTTATTCTAGCTTCAAGTAAGGACGTAAGACCAGATGTTCTCTGTTTAGCTGCCCCTCTCTGTGCAGTTTCTCTTTCTAAAGCAGAGGGCATTTCTTTAAGATTTTCTTTAGTTGCAAGTTCAGGCAACATACTTCTCATCTCTTTATCTGCTAACAAATCTAATATACTAAGACCTGCTATAACCGGACCTGATACAGCAAGTGTTGGGGGAAATGCTGCTCCTAGTCCTGCTGCTAAACCTGCTAGTCCCATGCGTTTAGCCCCAAATGTACCAAGCTGTCTTACAATAGCTTTAGTTGCTTGTTTATTTTTAGCTTTATCTAATGCTTGTTTTGCTTTCTTACGTCCTTTTGGTGTAAACTTACGACTAACATTAACAGCACCTTTACCACCCTGAAGAGCTAAAGATCCAAGTCCTGCAAGTTCTATAGCAGTTACAATATTTTTAACAGCTTCAGGACCAAGTTGCTCTCTACCATAGTCTCCCAAAGGATTTTCCATACCCACTGTAACACGGCCTACATCCAAAGCAGATTGTGTTACAGGAGAATAAGGATCTTGAAAAGCTGGATACATCAACTGAGATTGATTAACCGGACCTCTTTGATCTAGCAGTCCTCTATTATCTTCTGCAAACCTTTCCATAATTAATCGTACATCATTGCTACAAGATCATTGCCACGTACTGATGTTTTAATCTTACGTTTAGGTTTACCTACTTGCCCACCGGCTTTCTTTTTATTTACTTTATATTCTGCACCTCTAATATCACCTAATTTATCAGTAACAAGTGTAGCAAGACCTTCTGTATCTGATCGAGGTTGTCCTTTATCAATTGAGCGAGAAGGCTTAATATCATCCATTTCAATAGGAGAATCTACGGAACCTCTACCCATTTTATCTCTAAGTTGATCTACTGTAAGCTCAGATAGTTTTTTTTCTTGAAGATCATTTCCTGCTCTTTTTCTAGCAGTTTTTAAATCATCGCCTTGATCAAGATAATCTTGAACTTTATCCATATAAAACTCTTGCTCTTCTTTATCAGGAAAGCCGGGATCAGCTCGAACATCTAATTTTATTACTGGAGAATTAGGATCTGATGCTTGTCCAACAATATTAGGTAGCTGGCTTTCGTCATCTAATCCTTTAGCTGAATCTCTACTTGTTGTTCCTTTAGTAACTGTAACTTTACCAGTATCAGGATCACGTTTTTTTCTAGATGTTGGTCTTACTTTAACAGGCTCTCCTTTAGCAATTTTTTTTGTTTTAAATATTTCTCTTAATGCTTTTCTATCTTCTTTATTTGTTATTCTCTTAATTTTTTCTTCTATTGGTTCTTTAAGTGCCTCTGGAATTAAAACAAGTTTTCCATCTTTTGTACCAATTGGCTTTAGTCCAAGTTGTTTTCTTATTTTAGTTATTTCTTCTATATCTGTTCCTTTTAACTCAGCCTTTTCTAGTTTATTCATAAGTCTTACAAGTTCTTTTCCTTTAGCACTTTTTAAATCAACAGCTTTAGATCTTGTAAGAGTTGTAGGAGAAAGTTTAGCAATTTGACTAATTATATTTTTTCCTGATGTTGCTTCGGCAGGAACATCAGCTAAATTTTTTCTTGCTTCTTCTATAGACATGCCTGTTGGTATATCTATAACATCATCACCTGATTCTACTCGTTGACGTTTTATAGTAGCTAAAGGATTTTTTAAAATTTTATCTAATCTTTTTTCTTGTAGTATTCTATTTTCTTCAGGAGATCTAGTTGCTTTTGGTTTAGTTTTTTGTTTTTCAGATGTTTTAAAAATTAACTCACCATCTTTAGTTCGTTTTGGTTTTCCATCAGGAGTTAATTTAACCATGTCTTTAGTAATAATTTGAACATTGCCTCCATCATCACGGCGATATTGAATAATCTTTTTTGAATCAGAACTTTTTTCTGTTACAGGTTTCTTTATAACAGAGGGTTCTTTAGTTTTTGGTTTAATTTGTATGGGAAATTTAATATCTAAACGAGATGCTTCACCTCTTTTATATGGACCTCCCGGTATCATAGGTGCTAGGCCACGTCTAAGATCTTCCATTAAACGTGGATTAGAAACAGACATAGGTAATTCTTCTGGAGAATATCCAGCTTTAGCAGCTAATTTTTTTATAAGATATTTTTTAATAGCAGACATGTTTTATCTCCTAATAAAAATTAGTCTTCTACTTTAAAAGATTTGCCTTGTTCGTAGTCTTCATCAACTACAACATCCTGTGGCGGTCCCTGAACTTGCGGTCCTTTACGTGCAGCACCATAGCCTTGTCCAGTAGGACGACCTACAATATCATCAAGATTGTGAGGACGTTTAATTAGTGTGTGAGGTCCAACCATTTAATTTCTCCTTTTACGGCCTTTAGCCGCCATTGCAGTCATTTTCTTTTTACCATACTTCTTGCGACCTATATAAGCTGCAAGAGCCTTTGGATTCTTAGCACCTTTCTTTTTAAGATCAGAACTAAGATTTTTAAATCGTTTACCACTTCCAAGTTTAGGCTTACGCTTCTTGGGAGCTTTCATAACTTGTTGCCCAATACTGGAGCGATTAATCATAGCAACTTGCTACAACCTGTCCACCAGACATTCTATAAGTTACCTTACCTCCACCCATCTTTTTATACACAGGATGACCATAATTAACCGCTACACCAGAAGCATCTAGTTGTTCTTCCATGGTAGGACGGCGTTTCATTGATCCAGCCGTTGGTTTAATCGTTGGTACTTTAGGAACAGGAGGTTTACGTTTAGGTTTAGGAACAGAAGCCTTTTTAGCTGTTTTTTTTGCAAGAGAATTTACTCCACCAGTTCCAGTAATATAATTACCTAATTTAGTAAGAATATTATTATCTGGACGCATCGCTTTTTCTGAGCGTTTATTAGCTCGTCGTGCTGCTGCATCTACATTCTTTTTAAGAGTTGCTGTTCCAATACGACCTCTGGAAGAATGAAGTGGTGAACGCTTTCCTTTACGTTTATGTCTTTGTTTAACATCTGAGGTAGATGGATTTGCTGGCTTTGTTGGCATTAGTTTGCTCCCTGTAATATAGTGTCAGGACCACCGGCAGGAGATCCCGGATTAGACATATCATCTTGTCTTGTGCGTCTTGCTTGATTGCGTAATCCATTAATACTTTCATTATATGTTTCCTGCCAGAATGGTACAGTATTCCAATCTTTTATGTATATTGTAGCTTCAATCATACAAGCATTAAATAAAGCATTATAACAAAACTCACTAAAATAGTTAGTAGTCGTTACACTTGTTCCTGTGGCTGAAGCCAAGGCTAAAGGTTTTGACTGTGTTTGAATTTCTGTGGTAATTACTGAAACTGGTGTTGGTACTATTTTAATACTGGAGTTATTAACCCTTGCATAGTAACGAGGGTTTCCTGTGGAAACACTTACGGGCCAATAATCGTTTGTATATTCTAGTGTTCTTTGCAGTAAATTTGTTTTTTCCGTACCTGTGCTTACAACGTAATTTACATTACGAACAATTCTTATTCTATCATTTAAAGATACAGTTGCTGCATTACCGGAAGATACTGAGACAGTATGGAATTCATCTAAACCAAAATCATCTAACGAATAAGATAGACGTTGTTCTGCTTTCGTTATAAAGACAGACGTTTGAGTAGCAAATTCTGTTGAATCGTTCTCAGTTGTATTAATAAGGTCAGCTTTTAGATATGCGTAATTAGGCATGACTAGCCAAGCATAGCAGTTAGAACACAACCATCCGTAGGACCAGAAACACTGACCACACCGTATATTGCAACACCCATGTCTCCGATATAAATATCAGAAGCTTCGTTGGCTGCTACTTGAAACTTAATAGCTGTACCTTCAGCCGTTTTGTTTGTAATCTGACGTTGACCTTTAATAGAATAAGAGCCAGCCGCTGTTGCCAAAGCATGAATAGCCATGATACGAGTAGTACTGGGAATGTTACTATCAGCAGTACCATTGCTTCCTACGGTCGTATCATCTTCTACATATTTAAGAACAGCATCACCAGTAGCTATTCCAACTTTAATATTTGTAGTCATATTATTCTCCCTTGAGAATGAAGAGAGAGTGGCCGAAGCCACCCTCCCTTACTATAGTATTAACCAGCACTACCGTACCAGCCACGCCAATCCGAAACACCGAAGCTATAACGCTCCCGTGCTTTGAACCGAAGATTGCCAGTATCGAAGTCCGGCTCCATCTTGGTCTGAAGCGGAGTACGAACAAACATCTTCGTGCCGTTCGGAACATCCGTTTTAACAAACCATGCGTCCGTGTCAGTAAAGCGACGGTTAATGAAGAAACCTTCAGGAACCATGCCCATGTGACGGGTAGCATTGATGGCGTTCGTATTCGGATTAGCCTGTGCAGCACTCGTCTGAGTGTTACCGGGGCTAGAAAGAACACGATCCGCAACCGCCCAGTAATCAACCGGGATATGTAGCGAAACAGCACTCGCACCAATCAGAATACCTCGGTCATCCTTGGTTTTCTGAATAGCAGTAAGTGCAGTCTCAAGAGTTGCTTCTGACAGATCAGCCGCACCAAGAAGGTTAGACTGATTACCGTCAGAAATCGTCGGGTGAGCAGCAGAGAAGAAAGCAGCACCATCACCAATGGTATCAGCAAAACCATTGTTATAGATGTTAGCAGCTTTTACCTGCTTGGTATTTGCCATCGCACGGGCAAGGCCCTTTGCACGAAGTTTGGCAAACGTGTCGTAAAGATTATCTTCCATCGCTTCTTCAGTGACAGCAAAGGCAAGAGCAACGGTTTCCGCAGTATAACGGGCCGTATAGCTTTCCTGTGCGTCATCATAAGAAACAGCAGAGCCTTCACCTTTGGTGGGGGCAGTGCCGAAACCAGTGAAGAGGACTTCTTCTTCAAAGGCACGATCAGAATTTTCTACTTCATAAAGAGGTTCATGCTCATTATTGACCTCTCCATACTCCATTCCGAAAACGGCGTTAAGACCGGGAAGGAGTTCTTTGCTAATACTAGCTCTATTAATAGCCATAATAAATCCTCCCTATTAAGCCGTTGACGCCGTAGCCGTTACATAACGGTCACGATGTTGATTGAGCCATACTTCCACAATCGGATAAGCATCGGAATCCTTTTCATCAGGATACTGAGCTTTACCAATAACACGTACAGCAGCAGTAGCTTCCGTACCGGACGCACCATCAAGGTAGTAACTGGACTGACCCGTGGTCGTGCTACCGGAAGAAGCAGTAGAGCTTACGGTTACATTGTAGTTTTTGACAATAGCCAACTCAGCCGCCGAAAGCGACAGAGAAGCCTGAATGTAATACGTCTGATCGGGATCAGTGATTACAAAGAATTTAATGTCCGTGGCTGACACTCCACCCGGCCAATACCGGGAGAATTTCTGTTCGCCATTTTCAACATACTGACAACCCATGAAAACACCGGAGGATTTCAGGGTAGCAGCAATGTAAGGTGAGATCGTTGCAAAGTTTGCACCCGGAAGAACAACCGGATCACCAGTGAAAATGCTATTGGACGGTGACTGCGCCTGACCCGTTGAGGTAAGCGTAATCATGTCCGTGACGGCTTCGTTATTGTAGCCACCGCCTTTTTTGCGAGCAGGAATGAAACCACGAAATGCTTTAGTAGTAGACATGTTTCATCTCCTTAATTATGAGAAAGCTAGTCCTGAAAGGACGGTTGTCTCCCTCTGGTTGTTACTGAACGGCTCGAATTAGTAATAGGCATACGAGAGTCAGAGCTTTTCATCAACTGTGCATTAACTGCATCCATCTGATCATTAGCCTTATTCTCGTAAAACTTTCTACGAGCCGTAACTTTTCCAGCAGGCATTTTAACCAAGGCCACGTCCCCACGACAAACTGCACCTTGATACCGGCCTTCGTCCCTCACGAAGGATGTTAGAGCCATTTCAGGAACTTCTTCTGGAGAAACAAAAACCCATCCCGCTTGTAGCTTCTTGCCAACATTTGTGATGTCATCTTTACCTTGAAGGGAGTAACGTATCCAACGTAATGCCATACCTTCGTTATCAAAACGTGCTTGTACGTTTTCTGGAATAGTAAGGGCATTAGGCTCTTCAAAGGTCCATTCTTCTTCTCTAGTCGTCTGTTCTCTCAATTGTTCTGTACGTGATTCATTTCGTGTCATATTTCTTTCCTCCACGACTCTATGTTACAGCAGTATATTCGCCTTCAGCTTGACTTACTTTAAGCTTTTCGGCGGCATACTGTTCAAGCGGAATATTCCATTTCTGAGCTAATCTTATATCGTCTTGCGAAAGCTTAACTTTTTTACTAGAACTCGGAGACGAGCGTGAAGCCCCCGATACCACTTGAGCAGGTTTGTTCGTGTTTTCCTGCACACGTTCCGTAGCTTCTCCAAAATTTTGCGGAAAAGCCCTTTTAATCCTTTTATTGACTTCGTTATAAAAATCATCTTCATTAGGATCATATCCTTCTTCTTTTAACTCTGCATCTACAGCTAAAGCAGCAGCAGTCATAATTGAATCTTGACCAAACCATTCGTTATCACTTGCCCATTCCCGTGCTTTGGCAGACGGTGGTTCTTTTCTGGAAGCTTGCTGTTGAACAACAGGCTCTGGCTGTTGATTAAAATATTGTTTTTTTTGAGAAATATTTTTTAAATCTGCCTGTGCATCATTTAAAATTTCTTGAGCTTGCAGCACTTTTTCTTTATCACCATCCTCAAAAGCTTCCATATAAGCAAGTCGAGCTAAATGAACTTTATCATTAAGTTGTTTCTCAGATATATCCAAACTAGATTTTGATATACGAGTAACTTCCGAAGCTTTAGAAGTCAGTTCTTCCTGAAGTTTTTGATTCTCTTCGGCAAGACTTTCAATCTGTTCTTCACGTTCTTTGCGCTGCTTTATAAGCTGTCTAATTCTTTTTTCTGCACCCTTAGTTTCAATTCCATCAAGTTCTTTAGGAGTATCTTCTTCTAGGTCTTCTCTATTTTCTTCTTTTTCTTCTTTTTCTTCTTCTGGAGAAACCTCTATAAGCTCTTCAGTTTCTTCAATTTCATATTCAATTTCTTCATTGTCGGTGGAATCAACTGTATCCCATCCATTATCGTTATTCATAATTACCTCCGTTGTGTACGAAACAAACGCTTTAACGTACTGCTATTATAACATACTATTTTAATAAGAACCTATTCCAAGGTTAAAAGTTGGATCAAGATCTTTAGGATCTTCTACTTTCATGATAATTTGATCATCAAAGAGAAGGATAAGTCTTGTTCCTTTGTAAAATAATTTAGTTCCTGCATGCTTACCGTAACATACATAATCACCTACACTACACCAAGCACCGCTTGGAAATTTATCTTTATCCATATAAGCCAAGTTTCCCAGAGAAAGTACCTGTGCTACGGTTGTTAAGTAAGACATATCCTCTCTTGTGGAGTCTGGTATAAAAATACCACCCTTAGTTACACTTTTTACAGAAATAGGTCTTACTAAGACATGAAATCCCGGTAGATCGGGAAGTGGTGATGGATTAGGCGTTTCTTCTTCTGTGATCCATAAATCATTTTTTACGGAAGCACCTAAGTTTACCTGTTGCATTTAATCGTCGTCCTCTCTATATAGTCGATTTTTTAAAATATTTGATAAATTATCTCTTGCCCATTCTATACCAGATATGGAGCCTACAATTTGCCGATAATGTGAATAGTCTTCTGCAAGACCCTGTGATAAAGAAAGTCTTAAACGATTCGTTTCTTCACCATACTCAGCAATAACTTCATCCCATATATCAGGCACTACTTTTCTGAACTCTTTTCGTCTGCTTTCCAAGAGTAATCATCCCACTCATTAAGCGCACTGCGAACATTACGACCACCCGTAATATCCTGTGCGTATGCATCGCCAAAACTTTTGTTAGTATCCTTTACATGTTCAGGATAACCTTTACCTTTATTCATCATCGTCTTCTCCTTCTACTAATTTTGCTAAAAGTGTTTCAGCATGTCTTTGATTTGTGTTTTCTTCTTTTGTATTAAGTTCCATTAATTTCGAAAGGTTCTTCATTTCAGTTAGTTTAAGTTCTTTTTCAGTAACCTGCTGTTCTTTTAAAACCTTATGTAAAAGTTCTTGAGCTTTCTGGCTGTCCGTAGTTTCACTTTTATTTTGTTCTAAAAGAAGTTTTGCCAACAGATCAAGAGACTTCATTGTTTCTTTACTAAGCCGGTCTGCTTCAGACTTCTCTCTCTTAAAGTCTATATTAGACATATTTTTATTCATGTCAAGTAGCTGAGCATTTTCTTTAAGATCCATTTCTTTTACTTTCAAACTAAACTCGGCATTCTGTACAGCAGCATCTATTTTTATTTTTTCCTTTTGAAGTTCAACCTTTGTAGTTTCTAAAGCTACTAGCTGTTGTTCAGGAGACTCTACTTTACCCATTGCTTGATTAGCATTAAGTATTTGTTGTGCAGCTTCTCCCATAATCATTTCTAATGAACTAGGGTTCTGAGCAACTTCTGGTCCCATTTGTTCCATACCTGCTCTAGTTATGCCATTAATCTGTTCTTGATATTTCATTATAGAATGTTCTTGTATGTTCGATTCCAAGACAGGTTTTAATCTATTCATTATTGGATTGGCACCGTTCATGGGATCTTGCATATAAGACATCTTAACTTGAATATGTGCATCATGATTCTGTCCGGGGAATGCGGCAATGGGCATTCCTTTTGTAGCTGCCATAATATCAGAGACAGGATCTAAAGGCTGCGGTTCCAGTTTTGGTGGTAAGATTTCTTCAAGATTTGGCATGTTAGCTGCATGTAGAATAGTACGGTTTAATGCTTCCAGATTAAACATGCCGGGAGGAGACTGTTGTGCCATCTGTAATGCCATATTTGCCAGCATCATACGATGAGCATTACTTGGAATATTGGGATCACTGACAGGAATAATATCTATACGGCCATCAAAGTCCTTTTTAAGGATACTACGACTTTCATAAGGAACATCATATGGATATTCATCAGGAAGGTAATCATAATCAATACGAGCAAGAATCCTGAATTCATCTTTCTGAGATTTATGCAGACGTTTATGAATAGCTGAGAAGAACTTACTACTAGCCTCAAGAAGTGCCATAGTAGTCCCAACAGGTCCATAGGAGGCAGCATCGGAAATAACCTGTTCTGTGCTGTCCGCAAACTTCTGTCCAGCAGTAGCTACAAAATTCAACATCTGGAAGAGAGTTTGGGAAGGCTCTTTATAGGGAAGGGGAACAATAGCCTTTGACAAATCTACTCCAATTGCCTCAACCTCCTTGAACTCGCCGGGGGCGATTGGCGCATTATCGCCAACCATCCTTACGCCTTTAGCCTTAAACCCTCCCGGTAAATTTGCAAATTGCCCTGCGTCTACTAAAGATCTCATTGCGGCAGTGGCAGTCATAGTCAAATTACCAAGGAAGTGTATAAGACCTAACCCGTAGAAACCAAAGCCCGGAACGAACTTGTAATGTACAAAATGATTTTGTTTTACTTTCGTTGGGTCGTCCTGTTTGTAATTTCTACGAATACTTAATACTTGTCGGCTTTTTTCTTCAACCGTAACAATATATGGAAGTGCTTCATCATCGTCTTCCAGATTTAAATAACAATGTTGTTCCAGCAGGACATACTGAGGATCAGTATCATAGCTGGGAGTCAGTCCTAGAATATTATCCAGCTTCTCAGTAAATGTTGAAACATTAAACTGTGAGGGGGACTCAATATCTAAATCTCTATAAACACCAGCAAATATATCTTTTTGAAACTCTACCGGACTTTTATAAATTATATGGGTCGCTCTCTCAGCGCCCCGCAAATCTGAAGCAAAATAAGAAACATAAAACTGATCAATAGGTATAAATTCTGAAACAGGTCGTTTAAGAACTGAACTATAATAAACCTTTTTAAAAGCAGAACCGATTAACGGGAGATGAAACAACATCCTTTCAAACTCATCAAAGTATTCAGGCATCTGTTCCGTAAGTTGATAGTTCATAAAGTTTTGAACACGATTGGCTTGCTGTTCTTTTTCGGGAGTGCCTTTTCCTAGAACATTAGCTTTGACAGGACCACTGGAAGGAAAGAGTTCGGCTGTGGCCTTTGCTTGAAACTTAACAGCAGATTCTATTAAAAGAGGATGTACAGCAGTACAGGCTCCCTGAAAAGGATCACTACCTTCTTCTACTTTTAAACCAAGCAGATCAAAGCCACGTTCAAACATGGACTCCCAATCTGCACGGGAATCTTTGTCGGCTGTAAAGTTATCTATAACATCATTACCAATTTCTCTAAGAACATCTTCTTCGACATCCTCTGCAAGATTAGCATACCACTCTTCAATTTCTTTATCAGGAGACATCTCAATTTCTTGAGAAAAATCTACCATAACACCACCATCATCAGGATCAATTTCAAAAGTTGCTCCCATAGAAGCCTGTTGTTCAACATTTGGAAGAGTTACTACATTATCTGTATTATTACCCAGCGCTTCAAAAGGATTTTGTTCAATTGCCATTTATTTAATTTCCTATTTTATTTTATAAAGTTGGCGGTATTTCACTAAGCATTATAGCTTCATCTAGTGTAAGAGGTTCTTCAGCTAATGAACTAGAAATAGGATCACGTAACATTTCAAGTGTAGGATCAGACCTTGGTGTTCTATAATTTTTAAATGCTGCCTCCGCTGTTGCAACAGGACCGCTTTGTTTATCTTTATCCATAACTGTTTGAACAGCTTCTATAAACTCTTCTTCTGTTGTTGCATTTTGAATTGCTAAATAATCTGTTGTAGTAATTGTACTTCCCGGCTGTTGTATCATATTTGCTACTGTGTTTAAAGTATTATTTATAATATCTGGAGATATATTAGTAGACCTAGTTAATGTATCAGAAGGAGGTACTGTATTATAAGCATCTAAGCCCACATTCATCATGGACATAAGTTTATTTGTATCTGCATCTGATAGCGGTCTTTGGCTAGGAACAAGCTGTATTTCAACATCTCTTCTTACATCTTCTGGTACAGCAGGATCTAAATAATCTTCTGCAGGAAGGCCACCAATATCTGTTATATTTTCCGGTCCGGTAGTATCAGGCAAGTTAGGATTAAAACTAATTCCCGGCAGACCAGCGATATTAGGATCAGCCATTGCTATTGCAGGATCATAAAGGGCTGATGCTTCAATCATATTTTCTGGAACTAAGTCGTCAACTGTTGGTTCAGGTGTATTATAAAAACCCTTTTCATTAAAATACTCTTGATTTGGAATACCAAAAAGTTCTGAAATTCTTTCTGCAATATCTTTGTTTTCTGGAATGACTGACGTTAAATCGTCTTTAACGTCCTTTAACACTTTCTGAGCAGCATTGGCTGGGTCTTCTATAGGTGTGCCAACAATATTTTCATTTACTTCAGTGATTATATCTTTAATAGCGTCCGAACCAAATATGTTACTTATCATCATTGGATTAGACAGACTCATCGCCATCGGAAAGCCCTGTACAATACCCTCCATTGCCTTCATGTCCATGTAATCTGAAACACGATTTGCATTCATATTTTTATCTAAACCATAAATTCCGGGATCAATATTTTCTTTTTCAAAAATACTTCCAACTGTTTTTGAAGAGTCTTTTTCAACTTCATCCAAGGCCATCCTTAATTTTCCTGCCTGAGTCCCATCATGAGCCATAAATAAGTCTATATAGTTATTATATTGCTCTTTGGTCATGCCTTCTGGAGCTTGTACTTCAAAATCTCCTCTAATACCAAGACCCCATGTACGATCAAAACCCCCTCTTTCCAAAGAGGAAATATAACCAGTGCCATCTCTAATACCATTTTGTTGCATTGTACCAAGGATTTGATTAGAGGACATGCTTTGAGCAGCCCCTCTAATCGCATCGTCATACATTTTTTTATATTCAGGATTTGTTTTAGCAGCCAAAAGAACAGGATCTGATAACATCTCCAACGGTCTGAACGGTTCTTTATATTTTTTAGTTGCGGTAAACGGGTCTATTGGAGTCTCAGGAACAAATAAACCTCGAGGATCGAACTGTGCCTCACTTGGGTTTGGATTACTGAGCGCATCAAAGCTGGCCTGTTCTACATCCATTTCATCTTGCGTTCGAGCGCCACCAAATTCCGCCCAACCTGCTTGTTGCGCAGCGAGGTCAGCTAGGCCTTGGATGTCAATTGCACCATAACCACCAATACTATCCTCGTCCTCCCCACCCGGTCCGGGACCGGGGCCACCGGGTACTCCAGAATCACCTATACCTCCACTACCTTCGCCCTTCCCGGCAGCTCCACTACCTTTGCCCGCCCCGGCAGCCGCTTCCATACCAGCAAACCCGCCCGTGGACTCACCTTCAGCACCCTCACCACTACCGGCACCCTCAAAACAAAAATGTCTCTGCTCGTAAGGATTTAGACCTAGATAGTCTAGCTGTTCATAAAGATTATGTCTAGATTTTCTATAACAATGTAGCATATTGCAATGTCCTTCTTTTCCCCTTCTGCCTAAAGTACTGTACTTTTCCCGTAACACCAGCAGATTTAAGTCTATTTATTAACTGTGAGTCTTTACTTCTCATCTCTGCAAATACTCCGCCATAAGGAGCTATACAGTCTACTATCCAAGGTATAACTCCACTATTCCAATCTTCTGCTTGTAATTTTTTTCTTTGTGATGCATATTCATCAGAAATGTTTTGAGATAGAAATGTCCACGTTGCAAAAAATAAAGGAGTTTTCTTATTAGATACAATAACATATTGATTAGATTTTACAGCAGGTAAAATTGTATTTACCATATTATATATTGTATATTTTCTGTAGAGCGGTACTGTATTTAAAATATATATTATTCTTTCAAGATCAGTCATTCTACTATTATAACACACTTATGCTGCGAAGTTCCAATAAGTTGAATTCTTTTTCTTTGGCTCGTCTTCCCATTCAGGATCTTCAGGATGTGACAGATGCCATGAGTCCCGTAAATAATGTACAGCCATAACCATAGCATCTACCTGATCATCGTGTGCAGCATTGGGAAACTTTAATAACTCGTCTATTAGAGTATCTCCCCACTTCTTCCCCTTGGGTATCCACAGTCTTCCAGCCTCTATCAAAGGACTTGCAGAATAAACTCTGGATACCTTATCCCTGTCAGGCATATACTCTCGGACAGGCAAACCAGACCTTCGCATATCCTGTATCAGAGACTGTCCACTTGCTTTCTTTTCTATAATACAAATATCGGGATGGTGTCTATTATAGAGTTCATGTGCTTTACGCCGTAACTCTGGATACTCAAACCTTTCTCTTACATTTCCCAGAAGAATCAGATTAGAAACATAGTCTTCATAACCATCCTCTTCTTCCTGAAACATAGAAAAGATACCCCATGTTTGTATAACACTATAATCAGCCGTAGTTTTAGTAGAGAAAGCAGTATCATATGTTTGTATTACAAAGTCACAGGCCGGAGGATCATCATTTTTCCATTCCTGTAACCATTGTTTTTTTATTAAACCTCCCTCTTCCGGGGTAGGATCTTGCATATACAATGAGTTCCAATAACGACTACCATTGCTTGCCTTGATCTCATTCTCATCTACTCGTAATAGTTTATCTGACTTCCATTCAGGAAAGTAACTTCCTCCCGGTTCCATATCAAGTAATTCAGCCGCTTCTTCATCTAACCATGCAGGTATACGAATAACTTCCCAAGGGAGTGTCTCATACTCATCCATCTCCTGCTGTTGTTTTAGTAACCAACCACACAGATCATCATAATGATAACGAGTATTAATAATAACTATAGAACCATTAGGCATAATACGTGTGCGTAAGCCCGCAGGATACCACTCTTTAACATAACGGCGTCCCGCCTCAGAGTAAGAATCCTCCTCAGACATCACATCGTCAAGGATAGCTACGTGAGCACCACGTCCTGCAATCTGGGATCTAACACCAGCAGCGTAATACATACCACCATGATTTGTCTTCCACTTACCAGCAGCCCGGACATCACTTCGAAGGGAGACACCCTTGAAGATGTTCGTAAACTGTTCTGTATTTACAATATCTCTGACACTACGTCCGAAATCACTGGATAACTGATCACTATGGGAGACAGTAAGTATCTCATGTTCAGGATTACGTCCAATATACCATGCTGGAAAGAGCTTTGAACATATCACAGACTTGGAAGAACGTGGTGGCAGAAAGACCATAAGTCTTTTTATTTCACCAGATTCTAACTTTTTTAATTTATTTGATATCACTTCAATATGTTTGCCCATACGCCAATCAGACACAAGAGTAGGGGCCACTAAACGCACAAAGGTCAGAAAATCATTTTTACTATTTTCTAAAACTTGTGTGGCTAGTAAACTATTAAGTTTTACAAGCGATACTAGGGAGTCTTTATCATTTTCTATCATTCTATGTAGTATTATAACATACTTTTTAGAGACATCAAGTAAGATTAAGAAAGATTAAGAAAGATAATGATAATAAGTTATAAAGATCTTTAGAGACACCTGTAAAATTTAATTATTTTGACCCTTGTATTTTTGGTAAATATGTCTCAGGGGTGATATATATATAAAAGAAGACACCCAGTTTTTGGCAGGGGGTATATTATTATTATGTATGTGCCTTAGTTTGGCAGATTAAAGGATACCTTACGGTACGCTTCGCTAGACCAACGTATGCCGTTGGATCGCACCAACATCGCTGTTGGATCACGCCAGCGAGACACCGCTGGACCGTGTTCTAAGAGAGACCTTCCTTGTTGATAGAGCGAGGGACTGCGCCCCCTCTATTGAGGGGCTACGTTCCCTCTTTTACTTAACCTTCTAGGAGACTACACTATGACTACATCTAACACTGCTACCCAGCTTCAGGGCTTGGATCTTAACTCGGTTGACCCCAAGACTTTGGTGGGAGTCATCATGGAGCTAAAGGCTAAAGTTGAGGAACTTGAGTCTAAAGGCAAGGCTGACCCCGGCACTGCTTGGCTCAACACTCCCGGTCCTAACTTCAGGATCTCGGAAGCACAGAAAGCCAACGGCTTCTGGACGGTGACAGACATGATCATGGACCAAGACTATAAGAAGGGAGACGTCATGACTGTAACTCTTTGGAAACCATCAGAGAAAGCTCCCAATACTGCCATTGGGCGCTTGACTACTCAGCCCAAATGGACGGGAGAGGAACCTGTGGCTACTGACGACGACGATCTGTCAGTACTTTGATCTAACTGGGAGGGGCTTCGGTCCCTCCCTAACCTTTAGGAGTTTAACATGAGAGCAATATTCGCAGTATTTCTAGTTTTGGTTGGTGTGTTCCTTGTTGTAAGTGGGATGCACTTATACGATCCTGCTAACCTGCCGGGATACGTTGGGTATGTAGTAGGAGCAATGCTTTCAATCATGGGCATATGCTCTGCACTGGCAGGTACTTTGCTGCTAAGTAACAACTGAAGAGACAGGAGGAGCTTCGGCTCTTCCTTTCTTTAAAGTTTGTATCCTAACCTATAAAAAAAATACATTTAATTGTATTTAACACTCAATTATATATCTTAACCGTTAAAAAAGACGCACTAATCTGTGTAATTCGTCCCCTTTACGTGTGTGTTGCATAATAAACCACCACCGTAATAATCTAACCAATCTATAAAGACTAACAAATACAAGGGACTAATAGCTGTTGTATATATATCACACTATCAAACTGATTTATATATTCTCATCATCTATGTGTAGCCTGAAGAGTATCATGATGATAGCTTTGACGAACTCTCTCGCTTTTGAAACACCCACTTCGTTGAGGGCGTTTCATCCGCTTACTGTCTATCTATAGGAGATATAATATGTCATTTGATTTAGTTGTTGCTGGCAGTAGAGACTTTATGCATTATGCTTTGTTAGAGAAGACATTGGATAAACTGTTAGTGAACAGGGTTGATGAAGGTGTAAGAATAATAAGTGGAACAGCTAGAGGGGCTGATGAGTTAGGACAAATGTATGCAGATAATAAAGGCTATGATGTAATACTAAAGCCAGCTAAATGGAATCTGCATGGTAGGTCAGCAGGATATAAAAGAAATGTAGAGATGGCAGACATAGCTGATGCTGTTATATGTTTCTGGGATGGTAGATCCAGAGGCACTAAGCATATGATAGATATTAGTGAGTCAAAGGATATACCATTACGTGTAATAAGATTTTAATAATCGCTCCAACACCCCCCTCTTCGAGGGGCGTTGTCGCTTCTCATACTTACTTTATCTTAAGGTTCGTAGTCAAGACATGACCTCTTGTGGAGAGTCTGGTTGAGTTTATGTTGAAATTCCATGCACTGTTTCAACAGGGTAGTCTTAAAACAGATGAGTGCGAGACAGACATCTGGCTGCATCTGGATCGTGGTCGTTCCAAGCTTTGCAGTATTAATCAACTACCTAACAGAGGGTTCAATTCCCTCTCTCTCCATCTTACTTTATCTTATGGAAAGTCTGGTTGAGTGAATGTTGTAAACCTATGAAGGCATGACTATCATGTTGGAGGTCTGTACAATGCAACAAGGTGAGTACAGTCACCTAACAGAGGGTTCGATTCCTTCTCTTTCCAGCTTACTTATAAGGATATACAAGATGAACAACTTTTATACTGGATACATGTCCGCTGATAAAGATCTCAGAGAAGCAATTCAAAATAATCAAATAGGTTGGCTCAATAAAGCATTAAAAAGTTTCGATAACGATCCCCCAAATAGTTCTTTTCAGGAAGGATATAAACAACTACTCATTGAAGAATTTAAAATGAAAGGATTAAAAGATGAGTTTAGATTATAGAATTGAAAATGCCAGAGAAGATATGTTCTGGAGTTTCTTTGATGAGATTCGAAAAGAATTAATAGCTGATGGCATGGCTGAACTAGAAGCAGACATACATGCAAAAGAGATGGCCGAGGAGAAGTTAGATGGAATATGATTTTAAATCAATGGCTCAACCTATCTTAACTATTAAAGAGTTTAAAGAGCTACAAGAAATGAAAGGTATAGAACTATCTCAAACTGATTTGTTCTTAACATATAATAAATATATAACACATGCAAAAAAATTCAATAAAGCTTATGGAGATATAGAAAATGTCTGACTATGCACAGAACGAAAAAGATTTTCAAGAGAGAGTATTTGATTATCTTGATGAACTAAGAGAGCTTGGAGTAACTAATATGTTTAGTGCTACTCCATATATTACTTCTGTTTTTAGTGTTGATAAATTTGAAGCAGGTAATCTTTTAGAAAATTGGATGAAGACATATCCAAGAAAGAGGAACCAATGAAATGGGTAGTACTGCTGATAGTTGGTTTAGCTATAGCAGTTTATTTTAATCCTGTAAAAGCAAGCAAAGGATTAACAGATGAAGAGTATGAAGAAAGACGATGCTTAGTAGAAGCTATATACTTTGAAGCTAGATCAGAGTCAATACTAGCACAGCTTGCAATAGCTAATGTAATACTTGAACGAGTTAAGTTAGCAAACTTTCCCAACACAGTATGTAAAGTAGTAAAACAAGGACGGTATTATAAAGGCCATCCAATACGACATAAGTGTGCGTTCTCTTACTGGTGTGATGGTAAGTCAGAGAAAATGTACAACAATAAAGCTAAACAAAATGCTATAAAGGTAGCAGCTATGGCAGCCAGTGGTATTTTTGTAGATCAAACGCTTTATTCTACACACTATCATGCTACTTATGTTAATCCTTACTGGGCATCTAACGAAAGGTTTAAAATTGTTGCACAAATAGACTCACATATATTCTATATACAACATTGAAGACCGTGATTGGTCAAAGGATAAATTATGTCTGAATTAACACAAGAAGAATGGGCTAAACGTCGTACAAAAGATTACAATTATCATGTTGAAAAGTGCAAGACCCATAACCTGCCACCAATGGATTGGGAAACATATAAACATTGGTTCGATAGTAGGGATACGACTGAAACAAACCATCAACGGGTTGAGGAACTATTATTTAAACATAATTTACGCAACATGAAAAGGTAAATAAGTATGAAATTAACTAGAGAACAAAGGATAGCATTAAAAAAAGTTTATGATAGAGAATGGAATAAACCTGATAGCTACCTAACTTTTCGTCGGACAGTAATACCGGAAATATGTGGTGATGCAGTCATGGTTCCTTTTGTTAATATGTGGTTATATATAGAACTTAATGGGTATACACTGCAATATGAAAAGGTAATACAATGAAAACCTATAGAGTATCATGGCTAAAGGGTAGACGTGCAGGAGCGCAGGGTAAACACTATCCTGATAGTGTGGTAGTACAGGCAGAGAATGAAAAAGCTGCACACTTAAAAGCATATGAGACACACGAACATCTAATGTGTGTAGACATAACAGAAATAGACAAGCCAAGGACAGTTGAAAACAATATAGATCGACAACGCCCCCTCTCTTGAGGGGCGCTGTCTCTCTCTGAAATCTTAACCTATGGAGATATGATATGTTTGCTACTGATTTATTAAAAGAACTAAAGACAGAACGTCAAGTATATTTAGTAACACCAGAAGATAAATTATATTATGCCCTTGAAATAATTCATTGTAATAGAGAAGTACCCCAAAGCAATATTAATGCCTTGAAAAAATCTATTGAAAAAAATAACGCACTGTATCTAAAACCAATAACAATAGATAATAAATACAATATCATTGATGGTCAGACAAGATACAGAGCTTGTCAAGAACTTAATATGCCTTTCTATGTGGACATTGTAGACTCAATGGAATGGTCTAATGAAGATCTTATATCTATTAATACAACACAACGTAACTGGAAGCTGGTAGATTACTTACATTATTATGTAAAATTTGCTATGAACCCTTATGTAGTTTTTCAAACATTCCTTGATTCACATAAACATATTACAATACAAATGTTAATTGCTATATTTAATAATACAAGTCACAGAAATTGTTTAAATAGTAAAGCATTTAAAAGCGGTGAACTAAAATATGATAATAGAAATAAAACTAATATATTGAAATGGCTTGCTTGGTTGGAAGAAATAAATACAGCTCCAATTTATCCATCATTGGATAACAGGACAAAAAGAAACCAAGAGTTTCAAACATCATTGCTTAAAAAGTTTCAATCTCCTAATTGGGATAACTGTAAATTTATTAGACTGTTATCTGAATATCCTCATCAATTAAATAAACTAAAAAGAATAACTGACTTTGATCAGGAAATAGAAAATATTTATATGAGTGCCTGATCGGTAAAGACCCCTTCTTGTGAGGGGTCTTTCCCTCTCTATGGAGAAAAATAATGTGCGATGATGACGATAAAACTTTATATAAAGAAGCTATTGATGATCTTTTCGGTGCCCACATTACAGGTGCAGAGTTAGAAATCTTAGCAGCTTATCTTGCAAAGTTAAGAGAGGAAAAATAAATGGAATACCGAGTAACGAAAAAAAGTCTTCAGAAAAAAGTAGATCTTTTAAATAAAAAAATAAGAATAAATGCTTTAAAGGTTGAGCTAGATCATGCCGCATGTTATGGTGGCTATGCTTTAATAGACTATGATGGATCGCATCACCTTACACCCCGTATGGCACCAAGAGAAATGAATCAGTATCTTGAAGGTGCATTAGATTGGATAACAGCAGAATGAATGCTTGGTGGGATATTCTTGATGGAGATGACAATGGTTCAAACTAAGGTACATGTAAATCAACATGTAATTAAAGCTAATCGTAAATCAGGAAAAAAAGATCCTGTATTAACTGTAAAAACTTATAAGAGTAATACATATGCAAAAGAAGTTTATATAACAGGACCATGTACAGTAAAATATAGTCCTGATAAACCACTCTCTTGTGGTGCACAGGTCTGGATACATACCGAATCTGAAGTGGAGATCATAGAATGAAAGATAAAGATGTCTAAGATAATGAACTGGATGATGAGCGTGGAAGATTTTGTAAATGGGTACTCTTATGGTGGTATGAATGATTACACTGTTGATGAAGTAGTAGAAGATGTTGACATGTATTTTAAGTCTGGTGAAGCAGTGAAGTATGCTCGACGGTATATGGAAAAACAAATGGAAGAAAGATAATGAACTCAGATAAATTTAAAAGATTTGTATTAGAATCATGGTATGCTGGTATGGCTGCAAGAGATATAGCAAACAGCCCAACAGCTAAACAACTATACGCTGAAAATTCATCAAGAAATTTAACAAGAAATGCTATCATTGGTATCATTAATCGTAATGGTGGAGCATTTAAAAAAGGTATGCAATCTGAAATTTATCAAAATGAAAATAAAGAAAAAATTTCTTTAGCTAAACAAATAGAAGAAGCACGATTAAAAATAAGAATGAAAAAAGGAAAGAATAAATATAGAGAACGTAAGTGTTTAACCTGTCAAGAAAAAAGTATAATGGAAAAGAATATGTTTATATGTAGAAGATGTAAAGAAAATAATATAAGATATGGAAGTGTAGATAGCTACAAAGTTCACATATAATAGTTCGGTAAAGCCCCTTTCAACGAGGGGCTTTCCCTCACTTCAATGGAGATTGATATGGCTATACCTAAGTTTAAAACAAAACAAGAAATTCTTGACTATGCTTTTAATGGTTCTGATCATTGGATTGTACCTATGATAAGACATAAGATTGAGCAAAGTGGTGCTTCTTTAAGTGTAGTTGATGTTAATAATTACATTGACAGAGAACTTAAATCTTTTCAAAACGACTATGACGAGTGGTTAGATAATCATGGCTAAAAAATCTACAAGCACATACGATCCTAATTTAAATCGGATTAAAAAAAGAACATCAATAGGATATAGTGTCAGATCCAAACCTAATAATAAAAGTAAAAGACTATCTTGGAAAAAATATAGAGGACAAGGTAGATGATTGAAGATACTACATGGTTAGTAGAAAACTATTGTAACGAATGTGAAGATGGTAAAGTATATAATAATATGGTAACATCTACAGGTCGAGACTGCTCTGAGTGTGATGGTACTGGTCACATAGAAAGAACAGTGACAATGTATGAAACAGAATATGAGGTGAAAGAAGATTATCCTGAAGCAATTAAAGTTATAAAGATCCATTCGGCTCGTCCCCTCTTTTGAGGGACGATCCTCATTCATAACTTAAAGGTAAAGACAATGCAAATGTTTGATCACAGTCAAATTGAATTTAACGTAGATACTTTTAATATTCCTGATGTACCTGAAGAACTTGGTAAAGTTCTTAAACGTACTGATACAGGACAACCTCTTGCTATAGTATCTAAAGACTACACACCAGTTCAATATATAGATATTGTTCAAAACATTGAAGAAGCTTTAACGATAGCATCTCAAGATGAATCTACAAAACTTGATCTAACTGACACAGAATTTACTATTGATGTACTAAATGAAGGACAACAGCTAGAACTTAAAGCTAAGTTTCACGGACAAGAAACTTTTCTTGATGGTGGTGAAGGCTTTTTAGGAAAAGGTAAAAGTGAATTGATTATTCCTGAGTTTGTTTTTCGTACATCACATAACAGAACATGGGCTAACAATGGTATGATGGGTGTATGGCGTTCTAAATGCTGGAACACTCTGGTAGCTGGTAACAAGCTTGCCCATGTATATGGAAGACACAGTAAGAACTTTGATCTTGTTGGCTTTGCAGGAAAAATTGGTACAGCTACTAAATTTATTAGTGGTGATGGTATTAATCAAATGAAAAGATGGTATAATACACCTGTACATCGTGAATCAGTTATTAGTTTATTTAAAAATACAATAGCTAAACGTTTTGATAATGTTGAAAGAAAGAACGTTGGCAATAAGGTTATGCTCTCTAATCTTATGAAGATTTTCGATGAAGAAAGCAGACACATTACTGGTCGTGGTGCTTATCAAAAGTACGGTACAAATAATGGAGGAACGTTATATAATGTGTACAATGCTGCTACTTATTGGTCTTCTCATCCTAGTTTAATGTCACATAAAAGTGGTGGTACTTTTTATCAAGGTAAGGATACCAAAGACATTAAAGAAAATCGTAACACTGTGAAGCTTAGAGAAGACAGAGTATCAGATATGCTTATCTCTAACCAATGGAAAGAATTAGAAATGATTACATAAAGGATGCAGAATGTCATATATTTTAGTAGAGTGTTGTCCAGATGAGATTGGTTCCGGTGTCCTTGACACTATTAATCCAATGACCAACGATGCCGGAACCAAGGTTGAAATTTTTAAAACAGAACAAGATGCTCTTAAAGTTTTATACAATCTTCGATCATTCGTTTGTGAAGATACTTGGGATATGGATATAATTATTGAACGTATCCATTGACTTTTTTGTTGACAGTGCTATATAGAGTATGTTAGAACTTGTTAGTCATTATAACTTGAAAGGAATACGATGACTGTAATATCAGGTACTGCTTATTGGGCTTCTATCTCGCAGCCCAACACCACATTTGAACCATGCTGGACTATCGATGTAAGTCTGGATGCTGAAAACCTTGCTAAAGTTAAAGACGATGGGTTGTCAGTAAAAAACAAAGGCGATGAACGTGGTGATTTTGTAACTATTAAGCGTAAAGTAGAAGGAAAGAATGGTACTAATCAGGCACCAGAACTTGTAGATTCTATGCGTCAAGCAATGTTTAATACATTAATTGGTAATGGATCTAAAGTTAATGTTCTTTATCGTCCTTATGATTGGACTTGGAAGAATAAAGAAGGCAAGTCTGCCGATCTACAGAAGATACAGGTTACTGAACTTGTACCTTATGCATCAGAAGATAGTGAGGATTTCGATGTAGTCGAGTCTGGTTACACATCTGATGATGATGATATTCCTTTTGCATCATAACCTGAAAGGGGGGGTCACGTTCTGTGACTCCCCATTTTCCCATGCCTAAAAAAAATATTAATAATCTAGTCAAAGATATCTATAGTCTTTTTGATGATGGTAGTTTAAATAAAAAACAACTTGAAGAACTACCAAAACATTTAAATAAATTTACTGAAGAAGTTTCTAGTCAGATTGCATTATCTCTTTGTGAAGATAGAAAAGATGATAATAAATTAAGATTGTCTGCTATAGGAAAACCTAATCGACAGCTATGGTATAGGTCTAATCTAAAACAAAAAAGAAATCCTTTACCTCCTTCCACAAAAATTAAATTCTTATATGGTCATATCCTTGAAGAGCTTCTTCTTCTCCTTACCCGTGTTGCAGGTCATACTGTAAAAGAAACTCAAAAAGAATTAGATATACAAGGTATTAAAGGACATCAAGATGCTGTAATAGATGGTGTCTTAGTTGATTGTAAAAGTGCTTCAGGAAAAAGCTTTGAAAAGTTTAAACAAAACAAGCTTTATGAAGACGATCCCTTTGGATATATTTCTCAGATATCTGCATATGCTCAAGCAAATGAAGTAGATGAGGCTGCATTTCTTGCTATAGATAAATCAACTGGTGAAATATGTTTAACTCCAGTACATTCAATGGAAATGATTAATGCTACAGAACGTGTGCAATACCTTAAAAGAATGGTGTCAGCTAATAGTGTACCTGATCGGTGCTATTCTGATATACCTGATGGTAAGTCTGGCAACTATAAGCTTCCTATTGGTTGTATTTATTGTGACTATAAGCGAGAGTGCTGGTCAGATGCTAATGATGGTCAAGGACTTCGTGTGTTTAATTATGCACAAAATAAAAGATATCTTACAAAAATAGGACGACAGCCAGAGGTTGAAGAGCTAACAGAATAATGCATTGGACTTACAATAAAAAAGTAAAACCAAATCCTGATAAGTATTTTGGTTTTGTCTATAAGATTACTAATAAAAAAACAAAGCAAGCTTATATAGGATGTAAACAATACTTTGTAAAAAGAAATGGAAAGACTGTTGTTTCTAACTGGAAAGAATACATGGGGTCTTCTAAAGCTTTGCTTGAAGATATTAAAAAGATAGGAAAGAAAAATTTTACATTCGTATTAATAGATCAGTACGAAAATAAAAGAACAATGAAATACTATGAACTTCATTATCAAATTAAGCTTGGAGTTCTTATAAAAATACTTGACGGTACAGATAAATATGCCTACTATAATAATTATGTTGGAGGAAGGTTTACCCGACCAATTAAAGGAGCAGAAGAAATGGTAGAAATTGATAAAGAAAAACAACTTCTTACCAAGCAAGTTAATTCATTGAAAAGACAGCTAAACCGTTATAAAAAAAGGATTGATATGTTGACTAAAGATTTAGAAAAAGTTAATGGAATTTCTGTTGATAAATCATGGAAAGTTGAAAAACAAAATGAAAATGTAATAGACTTTGAAGCTTACAGAAAAAAAGTAAATACAAGCAAAGAAGAATACAATGCACTAAATGAATTTATGATTGAGTGTGGTTATGATCCTTATGATGTTGAAGATACAGCAAAGTTTTGGAATGATCTTGAAGAAGGTAGCGAATTTAGTTAGATGTCTAAAAATATTTGGCAAAAAGAAAGAAAACAAATTTTTAAAGAACTTACTTCTCAATATAAGAACGAGGGGTATGACTCTAAAACTGCAAAGAAACTTGCCAAAGAAGAACTACAAGATATGGTAGCTGATCAAAATGAATTTCTACAAAATATTCAAAATGATATTGATGAGTATAGTTAGTTCGGTCAACACCCCCCCTCTGTGCGGGGGCGTTGCCCGATGAAAAATATTTGGAATATGCATCTTAAATATGATAAAAAAGAAAAAATAATAGAATCTTTTAATACTTATAAAGATGCTAAAGAAGCTCTTGATTCTCGATATCTACTTTGGTATCATTTAGGATCTGATCCAAAGTTTAAATACACTATTAAAAAGGCTAAGACTAATGACGGAAACACTAATTACTGTTTATAAAAGAGAAGGAAGACAAAGCCCGATAGTTACTTTTGAAGAAAACTTTAATAAGCTTGAGAGAGTTGATCAAATTGAATTTTTAATATCTATGGAAAAAGAGGTAGTAGCTAAAAGAAAAAACATCACTGATGAAATGTTTAAATACAGCAAAGGAAAATGGTAATGGCCGAAGGCTGGTTATCAAGAGGTCCATGTCTTGACTGTGGATCAAGTAACGGGAATGTCCAACATAGCGATGGGCATTCCTTTTGTTTTGTTTGCAATACACGTTTTTCTAATAATGAGGATTCTTACATGCAATCTAATACTACAACACCAGCGTCACCTTCATCACTTAAAAGTGCAGGGTATTTAGCAGCACTTACTGATCGGAAAATTTCAGAGAACTCTGCTAAAGTTTATAATACATTTGTAAATGATAATGGAGGCACGGATCAAAGCCATCATATCTATAAATACTTTGATAAAGATGGTGAGCATATAGCATCTAAGGTTAGAAAAACAGAAAGCAAAGACTTCTGGGTTGAAGGTGATTTATCTAAAGCTGTTCTGTTTGGTGAGAACTTATTCGGTAAAGGCGGAAAGTATGTCACCGTAGTAGAAGGTGAGCTTGATGCTATGAGTGCTTATGAATTGCTTGGATCAAAGTGGCCTGTAGTATCTGTAAAGAATGGTGCACAGGCAGCAGCTAATAACTGTAAAAAATCTTTTGATTTTCTTAATAGCTTTGAAAATATTGTTATATGTTTTGATAACGATAAGCAAGGTAAAGATGCAGCCGAAGATGTAGCCAAGTTATTCGAGCCTAACAAATGTCGTATTGTTAATCTTGATCTTAAAGATGCCAATGAATATCTTCAAGTAAATCAACGAGAAAGATTTACAAAGTCATGGTGGAATGCTGAACCATATACTCCTGCTGGTATTATTAACCTTGGCTCTTTTGGTGACGAACTCTTTGAAGAAGATTACTGTGATACTTGTCTATATCCTTGGGAAGGCTTGAATAAGAAAACATATGGTATCCGTACTGGAGAGCTTGTATGCTTTACATCTGGCGCTGGTATGGGTAAGTCAAGTATTATCAGGGAGCTTGCTCACCATCTATTAAAGAATACTAAAGATAATATTGGCTTCTTTGCTTTAGAAGAGAGTGTGAGGAATACAATATTTCATCTAATGTCTGTTGAAGCTAATGCTAGACTTTATATTAAAGAGATTAGAGATCAACATAGTTTAAATGATTTAAGAGAATGGCGTGATAAGACCACAGGAACTAATAGGTTTTTTGCTTTTGATCACTTTGGTAGTGTTAGTAACGATGAAATCTTAAATCGTGTTCGCTTCATGGCTAAAGCTATGGATACAAAGTGGGTGATATTAGATCACCTATCTATCTTAGTATCTGGTCAGGAAGATAACGGAGATGAACGTAAGTCCATTGATATATTAATGACTAAGCTAAGATCTTTAGTTGAAGAAACAGGTATATCTTTATTGTTGGTAAGCCATCTGAGAAGGCCAATGGGTGATCGTGGTCATGAAGATGGTAGAGAAGTATCTCTGTCTCATCTACGTGGTTCAGCAGCTATTGCACATCTATCTGATTCGGTAATAGCTTTAGAACGTAATCAGCAAGCCGATGATCCTATCGAAGCAAACACAACTGTATTACGTGTATTGAAGAATAGGTATACTGGAGATACTGGTGTAGCTGCCTACTTGCATTATGATAGTGAAACTGGTAGGATGACTGAGATAGATCGCACCGAACAAGAAGAGGACGATGAATATGATCAAACCCTTTGATAAAGACTTATATGATAAGTCAGATCCCCCTGCTAAAAAAGCAATGATAAAATGGTTGAATCTGAATGGTTATATAAATATAGATGATAAAGAAACAATGTCGTTTGATTTAGTTTGTAATAAGATTGATCATGATATTTCTAAGATTAAGCCCAAAGAATATTTTTATGAAGTTGAAATAAAATATTCTTGGAAAGGTGAATGGCCTGATAATTGGAAAGATGTACGTATACCGTTTAGAAAAGAAAGGTTGATTAAGCGTTGGCAAAAAGAGTTTCCAAATGATAAGTTAACATTTGTTGTATTTAGAAATGATTGTAAGCAAGCTTGGCATATTTCAGGACAAACTGTAGCAGAAAGCAAAGTTAAAAAAGCTTATGGTCGTAACACAAGAAATGAAGATTATTTTCATATTAATGTAGAGGATGCAGAGCTAGTAGATATGTGATGAAAGCAATCATAGATATTGAAACTGATTCGTTAAATGCAACAAAGATACATTGCATTGTTTCAAAAGATTATGATACAGGAGAAATAAAAACATGGTCGCTTGATGAATGTAAGAAGTTTCCCGAATGGTCTAAAAAAATAGATCAATTTATTATGCACAATGGGGTATCTTTTGATGCCCCTATTCTTAATAGACTTCTAGGCTGTAACATAAAAGTATCTCAAGTCAGGGATACTTTAATAGAGTCACAGCTTTTTAATTCTATTAGAGAAGATGGTCACTCCTTAGAATCTTGGGGTAATCGTTTGAACTATAACAAAGGAGACTTTAATGAGTTTGCTTCCTACAGTAAAGACATGCTGGAATATTGTATCCGTGATGCGGAACTTACTTGGAGAGTTGCACATTACTTGGAGAAAGAGGGTAAAGATTTTTCACAAAAATCTATAAGACTAGAACATAACATACGAACTATAATAGATCAGCAGCAGAAGAATGGCTTTGCATTTAAATTAAGAGAAGCTATAATTCTGCTTTCTCAACTACAGCAGGAAGAAAGAAAGCTTGAAGGAGAGGCTCAAGAAATATTTCCTCCAACGGAGATACAATTAAAAACTAAAGTTAAATACATACCTTTTAATATAGCAAGCAGAAAACAAATAGCAGAACGTCTACAACAAAAAGGATGGAAGCCAAAACAATATACTGATAAAGGTAACGTCATTGTTAATGAAAAGATTTTAAATGGAATTAACATGCCGGAAGCTAAAATGTTTAGTCGTTTTTTTCTATTGCAAAAAAGAACTGGATTATTAAAAGCATGGATAAAACAATGTGAAGAAGATGAAAGAGTCCGAGGTAGAGTTCTTACATTAAAAACTATTACAGGAAGAATGGCACATCATAGCCCTAATATGGCGCAAGTACCTGCTGTTTATAGCCCCTATGGAAAAGAATGTAGAGATCTCTGGACAATAAAAGATCCTGATAACTATTCTTTAGTAGGCACAGATGCTTCTGGTCTGGAACTAAGATGTCTTGCTCATTACATGGGAAACAAAAGATATATAGAAGAAGTCTTGGAAGGAGACATACACACAGCTAATATGAAGTTAGCAGGTCTTAAAGATAGGGACCAAGCAAAAACTTTTATATATGCTTTTCTTTATGGAGCAGGAGCAGCCAAGATAGGTAAGATCGTAGGAGGAAATGCAGCTAAAGGACAAAGACTAGTAGATACATTTTTAAATAACTTACCGGATCTAAAAGAGTTAAGAACTAAAATACAAACAGAAGCCGAGATTGGTAAGATAAAAGGTTTGGATGGTAGGTATTTAAAAATAAGATCTGAACATGCTGCCCTTAATACTTTACTGCAAGGAGCAGGAGCTATTGTATGTAAGAAATGGTTGATACATATTATAAAGAAGATTAATATGTCCGGTATAGATGCAAAACTTGTAGCATCGATACACGACGAGTATCAATTTGAAGTATTAAATAAAGATGTTAATCGTTTTTGTGCGATTACAAAAGAAGCTATTGACTTAACAACACAGACATTAAATATGAAATGTAAATTAGATTGTGACTACAAAGTAGGAAAAACATGGGCGATGACGCACTAGAAAAAAAGTATCGTAAATTATATACATCAGTTATTGTTCAAGCTTTGATGGATCTTACAAAGCTTAATACATCTGTAACTGATACAAGTATCTCAATCACTAGAGATAATGCACACGCTTGGTTTTTTTCTACACAAGAAGAAACAGAAAAAGATTTTGAAGAGATCTGTGATAATGCAGGAGTAAATCCTTCTTTTGTCCGTGTCTTTGCTTCTTCTGTTGTCAATCAAAAAGGAAATAAAAATGTTAGAAAAAGAATTATCAGATTCTTTGACGAATGAAAGTAATTATAAATACTATCTTAGACGCATGAAAGAAGAAAGAGCTTCAACAAAACAGATAGGTGGAGAACATTACAAAGATTGTAAGATACAACCTGTTGAATATATTCACAAAAATAAACTAGATTACTTTGAAGGAAATGTAGTTAAGTATATTACTAGGCATAGAAAAAAAGGAGAAGGTCGCAAAGATATTGAAAAAGTAATACACTATGCACAGTTAATATTAGAATTAGATTATGGAGAAGGGGAATAGTATGGCACAGTTTAGATCAAACGAGAATCCTATGTTTCGCTCTAAGTTTAGCGAAGACATTTTTAAACACAAATATGCCCATCATGGGTGCGAGACATGGGATGCATTGTCATCTACTCTGGTAGACGATGTGTGTCAGGACTACCTAAGTAAGGACGACAAGGACGAACTGAAACGTATGATCACTGACCTGAAGTTTATTCCCGGTGGTCGTTATCTTTATTATGCAGGACGTGATAATAAGTTTTTTAACAACTGTTATTTGCTTAAAGCAGAAGAGGATAGTAGAGAAGATTGGGCTGATATCTCTTGGAAGTCTGAGTCCTGTCTTATGACAGGCGGTGGTATCGGAGTGGACTACTCTGTGTACCGTGAGGAAGGACGTATCCTTAACGGCACAGGTGGCCTTGCCTCTGGTCCTATACCAAAGATGCAGATGATCAATGAAATTGGCAGAAGGGTTATGCAGGGTGGTAGTCGCAGGTCTGCTATCTATGCCAGCCTAAACTGGAAACATGCTGATGTAGATAAGTTTCTTGCCAGTAAGAACTGGTATAATATGCCTGTAGGAGATACAGGTTTCTCTATTGGTCAGGTAAAGGAACAGGACTTTAACTTTATTGCACCTCTGGACATGACAAATATCAGCGTCAACTATGACACAGAATGGTTGCTTAATTATTGGAAGACAGGAGATACAGGAGATGTTTTCAAAACAAATGTTAGACAAGCACTATCAACAGCGGAACCGGGCTTCTCGTTTAACTTTTTTGACAAGGAAAATGAGACGCTGCGTAATGCTTGCACGGAGGTTACATCTGAAGATGATTCTGATGTTTGTAATCTTGGTTCTATTAATATGGGGCGTATTGACGATCTGAAAGAGTTTGCAGATTGCGTAGAACTTGCTACTAAGTTTCTTCTATGCGGCACACTCAGAGCCAAGCTTCCTTATGATAAGGTATATAAAACCAGAGAGAAAAATCGTAGGCTTGGGCTTGGTCTTATGGGTATGCATGAATGGCTTATCAAGGGAGGAGAGAAGTATGAAGTTACGGAAGGTCTTCACAAGTGGCTATCGGTTTATAAAGGGGTTAGTGATCACGTTAGTACCAGCTTTGCTAGTGTTCTTGGTTGTAGTGCTCCTGTCGCTAATCGTGCCATTGCTCCAACTGGATCAATAGGTATTCTTGCAGGAACATCCACAGGTGTAGAGCCTATCTTTGCTGTTGCTTACAAACGCAGGTATCTGAAGGGTGGTAATCGTTGGCACTATCAATACGTGGTGGACAGTGCAGCACAGGAAATTATTGACTTGTATGGCGTTGATCCAAAAGGCATTGAGTCAGCACTTGATCTTGCAGAAGAATACAAGAGGCGTATAAAGTTTCAAGCAGATGTACAGGACTATGTTGATATGTCTATCAGCAGTACAATCAATCTGCCCAAGTGGGGGAGTAAGCTTAACAATGAAGATACAGTTGAAGAGTTTACTGATACTCTTGCTTCTTATGCTCACAGGTTGCGAGGTTTCACGGTGTACCCTGATGGATGTAGGGGAGGACAGCCTCTATCTTCGGTGCCGTATTCTGAAGCTGTAGAAAAGCTTGGTGAGGAGTTTGAAGAAGGTCTGGAGACACATGACATTTGCGACATTACAGGACATGGTGGTTCGTGCGGTGTATAACTAACGGCACTTGTAGTTCAACTGGATAGAACAACAGACTTCTAATCTGTAGGTTGCAGGTTCGAGTCCTGCCAAGTGCGCCAAAAAAGTCCTTGACAAATCATATAAGAGGTAGTATAATATATGTGTGATG